GTAATCAACCCCGTTGAGATATATTCTTTTAGTGTTCCGAGTTTTTACAAACCTCCACGCGGTTCGGAATGGGAAATGCGTAGTATTACGTATTTGCTAATTGTAAATAATTTTTATATAGTTTTTTGACATATATATTATATCTATAGATATACAAATATATGGCAGATGATAAAGACCTAATAAGAGAGTTTTTAACTGGCGGATGGCTGGTAGCACTAATAGGTGCGGCGGGCATGGTCGCAAGATTGCTAACAGACGAAAGTAAGATGCCGTGGGTAGAACAACTCAAAAAGATATTTGCTGCTTCTATATGCTCTATAATAGCGTGGTTTATGTTGGAACAAACTGACATAGCCAGCCTTACCAAAGCAATAATATATGGTGTTGTTGGTGTAATATCACCTGAGTTATTACAAGGATTGGCAAGATTAGCAAAGCAAGTATCCAAAAACCCAGAAAAGTTTATCAAAAAACGATGAAATCAAAACATGCTATTATCGCGATGCTTTTTATTGTGGCCATATTTGTGTCAAAAGGTTTGTATACAAGTTCAATGCTGCGTTCAAAGATTGATCATTCGTATAAAGAATTTGAAGTTGTAACAAATACACTTAGTCCTCTTTTTGATTCATATGGTCTGGCATTAGTAGATAGTCAAGTCAAAGTCTCTCACGACCTTATTACTATAGACCAGTTTAGAAACATACTAACAAAAACGTTACAACAGCAGCACATTTTGCTAGATACATACAAGAGAAGTGTATCTGGTGTTGAAACAATAGATGACAAAGAGTTGTTTATTCGCACACAGCGTGTAACAGAATATATCAAAAAGATACAAGTATTGACTGTGCGTGGAGATATAAAAGAAATACATAATCAATTATATAATGGCGAAATGTATCGTGTAATAGATCCAGTCACAGAAATCATAAACAAGATACTGGAAAATAAGTTTGATGCTGCTGAAAAATCAAGAAAAATTGCGTTGGATGAATTGGTAGCATATGAAAGAGTAGTATATTTCACTGCGGCCTTGACAATTATACTGGGTGTGGCATTATTCAGGTGTAAAGATAATTGTAGTGTAAGAAAAAAAGTTCGTAGAAGGAAGAAATAATAGATTTAAATGTTTGCGGTAGTAGCTCAGTTGGTAGAGCGCGATCCTTCCAAGCTCGATGTCGCAGGTTCGAACCCTGTCTACCGCACCAAACTTATGTATAATTGATATATATTGGGTATGAAAATATCATTCTGTACAACGTGTTCCAATAGATTATATCAATTTGAACAAACCATAGATGACACATATAATGTTATAAAAAATAACTTAGATACAGAATGGGTTATTGTTAATTATGGGTCCAAGGACAATCTTCATCAATTTATGATGAGCCGGTTGCCTTATATGTCTAACAGAGTAATATATGCGAATGAAATATCCGGAAGACCTTGGCACGCATCTTGTGCTAAAAACGCATCGCACGTTCTTGCAAGCGGAAATATATTATTCAACTTAGATTGTGACAATTTCGTCGGAACAAGTTTAGAATTAATACGAAAAAAATTCGCAGAAGGAGTGGAATTATTACAGATGTGGACCGGAGTTCCGAAAGATGGAACATATGGAAGAATTGCAATAAAAAATGAACTCTTTAAAAGACTGAATGGATATGACGAACGGTTGTATGCCATGAGTGGGCAAGATTCTGACTTAATTAGACGAGGCTTTGCTATTAAAGCAAAGTGTGAAAAATATATATCGCCGGAATTTAAAGCGATATTAAATTCAAAAGACGAATCAGTAAAGTATATAGACACTTTTGGTATGACTTGGGATCAACTTGCTGCTAAAAATTTAATAGTTACTAAATTTAATATAAAAAATAATATTCTTGTGGCAAATTTACCCGACGGAATATCCCAACCAAAAGCAGAAATATATAGAGGTAGTATATTAGAATAATTTTATGTATGTGTGTGCCCGAAATAGATAGGGCGGTCTCTGCAAAAGACATTTATGCTGGTGCAAGTCCAGTCACATACTCCAATATGAAAAATAAAATCAAATTACCAACGCTAGAAGGTAGATTAAAAAACAAGATAAGAACCAGAAAAGAAGCAGTCAAACAACTTCAAGATGCTGGAATGGAATTGACACCATTAGCCAAAAAGTATCTTAAATGAAAATTTACAGAGAGTAAAGGGTACAGCCATTGGGGTATCGCAATGGGTTCACGTAGCGTAATAAGCACTCTTGACCAAACACTCTCTACAATTTATTGTCCCATAGCTCAGTTGGCAGAGCAAGAAACTGTTAATTTCAAGGTCGCACGTTCGAGCCGTGCTGGGACAGCCATTTATGGGGATTGTGATGTAATCAGAAGCATAATAGATTGTGAATCTATGTGAGACGGAGCATAACCGTCCATTCCCACCATTTTATGGATCATAAGCATAAGAAGTGATGCTCTACGCTCTTAACGTTGAGAACACGGGGCAGTACCGTGATGATCCACCATTTTACTCAAACAAGTTCATATTTATAAGATATGATTAAACTGAAAGACTTATTATATCAATTGAATGAGGCAAGAAGAAATCCGGAACAAAATCCTAAAGTTTCGGCGATTGATGCACTTAAAAAGTATAAAGATGATCCGAGTTATTTTATAACATTTACATCCATAGAAAAGGTTGGGTTAAATCCAAAAACCCCATATTCAACGCCAGTTGGATTATACGCTTATAAATTGGATGATGTATTCGACGATCTACAAGACAAAAACTATTTGTTTGGAAAAGACAGACCATTCGTAAATGTGTTAAAGTTGAATACCAACAAAGTAATGGACCTTGAGAATTATAGCTCAAAGGCATCCGATTTAAACAAGCTCAAAGGTATATACGAAAAGAAATTTCAATCTTCGTTTGTAGATCTTCTAACCGAATTTGACGCTAACTCAAAAGATTTGCTATATCCAGTAGATACGGATGGTAAATATGTTTATGGGCTAATGAATTATATAAGCAACAAGATTGAAGGTAGTGCTGGTCCAGCTAAAAAGTCTATGGTATATTTTAACACGTTGTTGAGACAGATGGGATATGATGTTGTAATAGATAGAACAGGTACAGTACATCTGCTTCAACCATCACAAGCTATATTTCTTGTTCCAAGTTCATATACCTTTGTCGAAAAAGTAATCAACAAAGATTATAGTGGTAACCAGTTTGAGACAGCTTCTAACTATAGATACAAAGGACCAAATCCAACGGTTGATAACATTGTTCTGAAGAAAGATGCTGATGGATATAAAATTTTACTTATCAAAAGAAAAGCTGGCGTTGAAGGTGGTAAGTGGGCATTGCCTGGTGGATTCATAGACACAAATGCAAAACGTGGAGAAGAATGGAAACCTGGCAGAGAAACTCCGAAGCAGGCGGCAATAAGAGAATTACAAGAAGAAACTGGATTGTATATAGCAAACTTGGAAAATATGATTGTTCCGGTTGGTGTATATGAAGGTTCTGGCAGAGATCCAAGAGACACCAAAGATGCTTGGTCTAAATCTTATGCGTTCGGTATAGTTCTTCCAGAAGAATACGCAAACAAAAAAGTTTCTGGTCAAGATGACGCAGAAGATGCAAGATGGTTTGATATTAAACAACTGCCCACTTTAGCATTCGATCATAAAACCATCGTTGGGGATGGATTGAATAAATTAATTTAAATACGGACGTGGTATATTAGTAGTGCCTCGGTCTCCAAAACCGATGACGAGAGTGCGATTCTCTCCGTCCGTGCCATCTTTACTTTACCAGTAAGACGCAAAGTCTTAGCGGTCGTAGCATACACATCAGCAATCTTGCGGGTCGTTTCTGCAAGACCAAGTGATAGGTACGACGCCCGATAAGCCGGATATCATTCGCTAAACGTGAGCCAAGGCAAAAGAAGCGTTTGATAATCCAAGAACAGAGTGCACGATATGTTCGGGCCATTACGGAGAAAAATAGTGTATGGTGGGTGAGAGCCCCACGCTGGTAATTCATTTATGGGGCACAAACTTTAAAGTGAAGTTTTGGTCTTTTAAACCAAAAAAGACGGGGCAGTACCGTCGTGCCCTACCATTTTTTAATCAGCATGTGGCGAAAATATTAGACGCGGGTATCAGTGAGATATCTGATGAAGAATATTCTAGACAAAAACTTCATCGTATTGGTGAAAATCCTTTCGTGCTGACCAAATTTTATGGGGTGGGAGCTTATGAAGCACAAGCGATAGATTGTCAATCTATAGATAGTCGGTGCAAATCCGATGCACCCCGCCAAAATTTTACTGGTGGCATCGCATAGCGGCAAGTGCAAATGACTGTAAATCATTCGGCCTTTCGGCCTTCGTTGGTTCGAGTCCAACTGCCACCACCAACTTCATATGAAGAAGCCACCAGCCTGATCCGCTGTCCTACCAACCGTGGCGATCCCCTATGGTAGTGAAGGGACCAATTTACGGGAGTATAGTGTAATGTATAACACGCAACGCTACGAACGTTGTAATCTAGGTTAAATTCCTAGTACTCCCGCCATTTTGAGTCGCAATATGGCGACAATGTTTTAATTATGCTCCCACAGGTTTTGAGACACCACTATACTGTTTGTATAGAGCAAGCGGATTTGATTTCCGTTGGGAGCCCCAATTTATTGGCCCTATAGAATAATGGTTGAGTTCGCCTGCCTTTCAAGCAGGAGAGGTGGGATCGTGACCCACTGGGGCTACCAGTTTATTTTGTTCCTTGGTGTAATGGTAGCACAAGCGACTTTGACTCGCTTTGTCATGGTTCGAATCCATGAGGAACAGCCAATAAATCCAATTATCTAATGTTGTTTTTATATAACAGAATCAATGGATTATTTACCATCAAACTCATCTGTTGCTCTTCTGAATATTGCAGTTGTAAAAACGCTTGATTTATTGAATTTTCAATAATTTTTACTCCCGCCGGGTTCAACACTTCTTTATTTAATTTATTCTTAAATACATCGGGCAATTCTTTTTGTATCAATCGTTTAGAAACTATGCTACACCAATTTTCTTTTTCTATATTAATTACCAAAAGTCTTCGACAATCATTTTGAAAAAATCTTAATACTTCCAAGTAATGTTTGTCTCGCTGAAGAATCCAGTTTACATACGTTTGCGGATTTTCTGGTTCAAACCCATCTTTGTTTCTCATATACATGTGTAATCCTCTGCTTATTAACCATTTTTTTAATGGTCGCGTATTTAATATAAACAACGATTTTGGATATTTTTCATATAACTTTTCAAAGTCGGATCTTTCTCCTTTAGCACAAAGTCCGTCACTAAACGCATCATATTTTTCCAATTCCCAATTTCTTCCGTGATAAGGACGCAGTTGGCAGTGCTTAAATAAAGTGTGCAAGCTTGTTGTGCCCGTGCGACTGAACCCTATCACAAATATTTTATCGTATTTCATCATAACGCCTTACATATTAATAATTTAGTTTATATAACCATATATATATATAAATATATGCCAATAAGTCACAAACATAAATGTATTTTTATACACATTCCAAAAAATGGTGGGTCTACAATAGAAGACTATCTTGAGTTAACAGGAAAAGTTAGAGATATAGATCTAAAAATAGAATATAACGGCATAAGTGCAGCTTGGCGGCATTTACCAGGACCAACAATCAGAGAGATATATCCAGAAGTATTTGAAAAATATTATAAGTTTGCTTTTGTAAGAAATCCATACGACCGTGTAGTATCAGAATATTTTTGGCAAAACAGAGATAATCCAAAAATTTCAGAATTGAAGGAACCCGATTTATTGAAAAAATTTACATCGTGGATGTATAGTACATATCGGCATCAATCTTCGCATAAGACATGCCAGCAATACAGGTATTTATACGATTTGGATGGACAACTCATTGTAGATGATATCTTTAAATTTGAAGCCTTTAATGCAGAAATTGAAAAATTAATGCATAAACTTGGAACAAAATTCGTCAAAAAAATTCATAGCAATAAAAGTAAATTTGACATCGATAAAAACATATTGTTAACCGAGAAAAACAAAAAATTCATTTATAATAGGTTTCGTCTAGATTTTGAACTATTTAAATATCCAGAAAATTATACGTGGAAGAAAAAGTAATAAGTTCAATTATATCGGATGCTGATGATACGTAGAGCAGTTGACAAAAACAGATCATACACGGTTATATTCCTGAAAGGTGAAGAACCTAAATGGATACCAACCAGCGATTATGAACATCAACGTATACTCGAAATATACAAACAAGATAAGCGATATGATGGTATACTGAATGATTTTACTGATCTTGATTTATAAGCTAGAATAGCTAATGTGGCTGTCACTACTACCATCATTGAATTGTGTTATTCGGAACAACCAATTTTCCATTGTGATTAAATTGCCATAAGTTAGTTGTATTTCCTCTATAACCGGATATTGTCCAACCCATATTGCCACTTGATGTAATTAAATACTTACATTTCGATAAAAATCGACAAGCAACTTCTAAACTTTGGACATATGAATGCCGTTTTTCTAAATCGTTTATAAGTTTATGAACGCTTTTTATTCCATCTGTTGACGGTATATTTTGTAGGAAAAAAAATTTATTTCCAAATTCAATTTTAAATAAATCTTTTACTTGCGTTTGGTCTGTCTGTAAGAAAATATTTAAGTTTGGATTTTTTTCCAATAATATTTTTGCCTGTTTTACAAAATTTTTTGGATCCACTTGTCTCATTTCCAAATATTTGTCTGTGCCGCGATACATTATACCTATCGTATTATCAAAATTTATAGAGTATTCGTTAACTAATTTATTATAGTATTCTTCTTGCGTATCAGACAATGAAAAGTATTTATTTAGCAAACTATTTAGTGAATATAAATCTAACTTACAGAACTGCTTTCTATTATCGCACAACGTTGGTCCACAATATGGAAATGCAAGTTTTATATTATTGTTTTGTTTAAATAATAGTTTGTATAAATCAAAAGAAACATCGTGTTTAAATAAATTCCAAGTGTTTGAACCGTCAATTGATATATCAAATCCTTGTAAGTGGGGACTATTGATGATGGGAATTAACCCCGATATTTGACGACCCATCAAACTATAGAATCCGCCTCTTAGTGCATTAAATCTAAATTTAATCTTTTTTTCAATCAATTCAACGAACAACGTAATGCTTCCAAAGTTTATATTGTTCGGAGATTGATACTCGATTTCAAAAAAATCACCATCTTGTTTTAAATTTTTACATTTATATTTTTTTCTAGGGTCGTCGTCGTACAAACTCAACAAGATTTCTTTATTCATATTTCATATATATGAATTATAAATAATTTTATGGTAGAGTAGCTCAAAGGAAGAGCAGTCTGTTGATAACGGACAGGTTGTGGTGTCAGGATCCACCTCTACCACCATTTTCTTATTGACTTTTGGTTAAACTAGATCATAGTTATCTTTGTTCTTTTAAATAATGGGCTCATATCTCAGTTGGTAGAGAAGCTGCTTTGCAAGCAGAAGGTCGCAGGTTCGAACCCTGTTGGGTCCACCATTTTTGTGGCGGAAAAAGTCTTATCAAATGGGACTAACGCATTATTCATATGAAGAGTATGGATAAGTTTCTGCTCCGATTAGTAAGTAAGGTACTATGCTGAAGCCTAGGTTGGCCAACCGAAGCTACCAGAGGTATGGTTTGTATGTAGAATAACATATGACATTGCGAACCATTATGATGCGACGGTATCATCTGACTGAATAACTGAAATATCGGAGTTGGAATGGAGGTAATCATTAGTCCTCCCAATATTTTCACACATAACTAGGGCAGTCCCTTCGTGGCGTCGCATACGATACTAACGACAAATATTTATATAAATTTAATATGCATGAATACTCTCAATTAGGCCAAGATAGATACGTAATAAACTTTCTCAATGGAAAAAGAAATGGATATTTTGTAGAAATTGGAGTAGGAAATGGAGAGCATAACTCCAATACGTGTCTTCTCGAAAGAGAATACGGATGGACGGGAATATTATGTGAACCAAACCCTCAATTTATTCCTCAAATTAAGAACAACAGGACTGCAAAGTTAGAAACTTGCCCTGTCTGGAAGATTAGTGGCGAAAAAATGCAATTTTCTATATGTTCTGAGTTGAGTGGATTTTCTCAGTCTTTTAATGAAAAGAGAGATAGAAAAGTAAAAAATAAAATTGATTTGTATACGATTTCTTTAAACGACGTTCTACAAAAACATCAATCGCCAACAAACATAGACTATATTAGTTTAGACACAGAAGGGTCTGAATATGATATAATATCTACTTTTGATTTTAATCAATATAATATAAAAATATGGTCGATTGAGCACAACACTCAACATAGACACGATGGCAAAGATTATTTAAATTCTATTATAAGAGTTATGGAAACACACGGATATAAATGCCTAGAAAATAGATGGGATGCATATTTTTATAAACTTGACAAAATAGATTTTTAATTCATTATGATGTGCGAAATGAGATGCAATAATGCAAATCATTTCATACACACACAATGAAAGACACAAATACACAAAAAGGTAAGAGCGGTTATGAAATTCGTTGGGAAGTGCTTAACAAAGCACTTGATATGGCTGATAATCGTTATCACTTCTCTCAAGAAGCGATACGATACGAGGCTGAAAAAACCAGCAAGGCAACATTACCGATTGCACCAGACAATCGTGTAGAAGAAGCAATGCAAATTGCTGAAAAACTCTACAAGTTTGTTGAGAGTAAGTAATAGTTATATCGTGGTGTACGGTATAACCGGTGTATTTGTACACCATTTCGGCGCGTAGCACAGCCTGGTAGTGCACTTGCTTTGGGAGCAAGCCGTCGGGGGTTCGAATCCCTCCGCGCCGACCATTTTATAAAATGCTTATCAATATTGAGACAATAGTCAAAAAATACGGAACTCCAACAGGAATAATACACATAGGTTCTCATTATTTGGAAGAAAGACAAGATTATCAGAAGGTAGGACTGTATAATACAGTTTGGATAGATGGTAACGACAAAATTATTTCGGACCTGTCCGCTAACACTGCGCTTCAGCCCGATGAAAAAATAATCCATTGTGTAGTTAGCGACGTTGATGGCCAACCAACAAAGTTTTATATAACAAACAATGGGCAATCGTCTTCAATTCTTGAATTTGGAACACATAAAGATTACTATCCTGGAATACAAGTTACCGAAGTAAAAGAATTCAATACCAAAAGACTTGATACATTATTTACTGAAAATAATATATCATTTAGTTCTAGAAATTTTATCAACCTTGATATACAGGGTGCTGAACTTTTGGCACTAAAAGGTTGTGGAAAAATAATGGACTCAATAAAATACATATATTCCGAGGTAAATGAAGAGCCTTTATATAAAAATTGCTGTTTAATCCATGAAATGGACAATTATCTTAGCTCATTCGGATTTTCCAGAGTAGAAACCGAAATAACCCATTGTCGGTGGGGAGACGCACTTTATGTGCGGTGATATATGCCAAAAAAGAAAAAGTCCATAAAGCCAATAACTGCCAAAGAAATATCTGATGCATTTTATGATGGAGTATCCCACAAAAAAATTGCTAAGATGGCAGATAAGTTCCTAAAACAGAACTCTGTACCAGAATCTGTATATTCTAGATACACAAGATTAGATAAATAGTTTTTATATATACGTATATTTATAATAAAATATAGATATACATTATGCAATGGAACACTGATTTAGTAATTGATATACGCACTCATTCGCCGTTTGATGAAATCGACGGCTGTACAAAAAATTGCCCTCGCGAAATTACGGAGGGAAACAAGGCTGCGTTGCTTAGTTATTTTTCAAGAGTCAAGCCATATTGCAAGTCAATCCTTGAAATTGGAGTTAACAGAAACGGTCAAGATTCATTCACACAGATATTGCTAAAAAACAAGCTGAAAGAAACCGCTTATCTTGGCGTTGATATTGTGGAAAAGACGTTCTTGAACAATAAGGATGAAAACATATACACCATCAGAGAAAACTCATCCAATATTGATGTTGTGATGAAATATGCGAATTCAATCGGAATAACGCAGTTTGATTTTATATTCATAGATGGAAACCACAGCATCAATCAAGTTCTAAACGACTGGGAATATACAAAATACCTTTCAGGTGCTGGAATTGTTGGGTTTCACGACACGGCGTATCATTATGGTCCAAATAAATTTATAAATAATCTAAATTTGGATATTTGGAATGTAACACCAAATGCTTGTGATAATGATGCAGACGATCTTGGTATCGGGTTTGCGTGGAAAAAATAGTGTTTACTTCGTATATATCCTTATACTTATAATAAGATATGGATATAAACACATTTGAAAAGCATAAAAAGTTGATGCTCGAAAGCCTTGGTATCAATGAAGGTGTAGATGATCCTATTATATTCAAGGCAGTATTTATGGCAGGCGGACCAGGTTCTGGTAAAAGTTATATTGTAAGACAGATTGGATTTGAAGGTATGGGATTCAAAATATTGAATTCTGATATTGTATATGAAACATTGATGAAAAAAGCTGGAATGCCACTGACGCCAGATTCTATATATTCCCCAAAGGGGCAGCAAATTAGAGGCAGAGCAAAAGAACTAACATACCAAAGAGAAGAAGATTGGGTAGATGGAAGACTTGGTATTGTAATAGATGGAACGGGTAAAGATTATAACAAAATATCAAAAACAAATGCGTGGCTAAAACAGTTTGGTTATGATACAATGATGGTGATGGTGAATACAGACTTGGAAACTGCTCAAGAAAGAAATGCAAACCGAGTTCGTACATTGCCTCCCACACAAGTAGAAAAAATGTGGCAAGAAGTTCAAAGTAATATAGGTCATTTTCAAGGATTATTTGGTGGGCAGAATATGATTATCATTGATAATAGCGAAAGTAGAGCAGCTAATGCCGGTACTATTGCGAGTGGGTTGTATGGAAAGATAAACTCGTGGGCAAAAATACTACCACGAAATAGAGTTGCACAAAACTGGATTATGAGTCAAGGTGGTAGAATATAACTTTTTACACATATGAAAACTATAATAAACTATATATTAGGATTAATTGGCAGTGTTGTTCGTGCAGTTCGTAATGTCATTTTGGCAATATGGGCATTTATTGTATCATTGTTTGTGTCTGAACCAGATTGCGATGGCAGATGTAAAACAAAGATTACTCCTGTTGTAATACTACTGCTTGTTATTCTGCTATGCGGATTGTTGTTGCTTGGTGGCAGAAAAGAAGTTGGCATCTTTGCCAACACAGAAAAACATGAATATGGATTTTTTGTTGGCGGCGGCAGTTCAACTACCTGCAAATGCGATGATTGTTGTAGAGCAAGAGAAACAAAAAAGCCGGGTTATACAACAGCACCTACGCCATTAGATGCTATAGAAGTAAGTACTTCTAAATAAGATATAATAAATTTATAATCTTGACAGAACCCTACTTATATCGTAGGGTTCTTTTGTTATATGGTGAGTTGGCTGAGTGGTCTATAGCGGCGCTTTGCTAAAGCGTTGTAGGAGTAAAATCCTACCATAGGTTCAAATCCTATACTCACCGCCAAGTTTATAAATTATATGAAAATCAAAGTAGTAACGGTGTGTAAAAATGAAGAACGGATTATGCCGTTTTTTATTAAAAATTACGAACCATGGGTAGACGAAATACTTGTAATCGACCGGTATAGTACAGATAAGAGTGTTGAAATTGCCTTAGATTTAGGAAAAGGTAAAACAAAAATACAAACGTGGTCAAAAGATACTGGACATTACTTAGATGATATTGTTCTACAAGAAATACGAAACACTGCGTGGAAAGATGGCGCAGAAAATTTTGATTGGATGGTTGTCTGCGACAACGATGAGTTGTTGTATCATCCAAAAATATATGATACGCTCCTAGATTTTAATAAACGAGGTATAACGATACCAAATGTAGTAGGATATGATATGGCTTCGCTGGATTTTCCAGATTGCAATTTACCGATTGTGGACCAAATCAAAACCGGAATAAGGTCTCGCAATTATACAAAAAATATAATATTCAACCCAAAAAAAATATCAAGCATGGGGTGGAGCGAGGGCAGTCATAACAGCGCACCGGTGGGGGAGATTATTTATCCAAAATATGGAGACGATGTGTTAAAACTTCTTCATTATAGCAGATTGTCTTATTCATATTATATTAATAAAGCTAAAATAAGGCACTCTAAGCTGTCCGAAAATAACATACGATATAATATGGGGCATCATTACAAAGAAATTATTGAGTGGTCTGAAGAAACATATGTCCAAGAATATTCGAAAACTTCAATTGTTATATAATTATTTTTATTGAGTCGCGACTAAATTGCATGAAAATAAAAGTAGTAACAGTATGCAAAGATGAAGAACGGATTATGCCGTTCTTCATCAACCATTACGAACCTTGGGTCGATGAAATTCTTATAATAGATGGCCACAGTTCGGATAGAAGTGTTGAAATTGCCTTAGATTTAGGAAAAGGTAAAACAAAAATACAAACGTGGTCAAAAGATACCGGGCAATACGTAGACGACGTTCTTTTGGGAGAAATAAGAAACAGCGCATGGAAAGATGGTGCGGAAAATTTTGATTGGATGATTGTGTGTGATAATGATGAGTTGTTGTATCATCCAAAAATATATGATATTCTTTTACAATTTAAAGCCCAACGGGTAACATATCCGAATGTAGTTGGATATGATATGGCTTCCCTCGATTTTCCGGACCCAAAATTTCCTATTACACGCCAAGTTAAAAGAGGAAAACGGTCTATTGCATATACAAAAAATGTAATTTTTAATCCACAAAAAATAACCGATATGCGATGGTCTGCGGGCAGTCATGATGCCAGCCCCGTCGGAGAAGTTATTCCATCAAAATATGGCGAGGACGTGTTAAAACTTCTTCACTATAGGAGATTATCGTATTCATACCATATCGATAAAGCTAAAATAGCGTATTCTAGAATGTGCGAAAACAACATACGGCAAGGTATGGGTCTTCATAATAAAATTTTCATTGACGAATGGACGGAAGAAATATATATTCAAGCACATATGCAAACTTCAATTGTTATATAATTATTTGTATGGAAGAGTGGCTGAGTGGTTTAAGGCAACGGTCTTGAAAACCGTCGTGGCAGTAATGTCACCGTGAGTTCGAATCTCACCTCTTCCGCCAATATCGGATAATTATATTTTACGATGAATCACGCAATTATAACGAGAATAAATTTAGAAGACGACATCGCCTTCAATAATTATTTTGAATTGATGAAGAGTGTATATTTTCCAAGTTTGCACCAGCAGACAAATAAAAATTTTCATCTTCTTATTTGTGTGCGAGACATGCATAGATTTTTCATTAAAACCGAACTGGAGAAGTACGGAATAAAAAATTATTCATTATTTTCTAGAATGGGAGAATTAAAATCTAATGCAATAAAATTTGATGTTCAAACAAGGCAAGACTGTGACGATTATATGGGTCCAACATACATAGAGAAAATACAAAATACGTATTCAGAAAACAAAGATAAATACGAGTCGTTTATTGTATATGCTGTAGGAACCAAGTATGATCTTAAATCCAAAAAGGAATATTATATTCCCGACGCGGAGAACCCGGTGGAAGCGGTGAACACCACGCGATGTGCAGGAATGGGATTTATATCGGTGTGTCAAAAAACTCCACAGTTTTGGATACATCAAGCAGCACATCAAGAAATGTTCAAACTCATACCCAGAGTTGTTATTATAAACGAATATGGTCTAGTTAGATGGGTGATACACGACCATAATAAGATGGGAAAAATTTATGCGGTTGATGTGCCGAGAAAAATAAGAAATTGCGTTGAATTATTTTTTACAAACCACTCGCAGGGTATCGTATAACCAAGAGCAATGGTGCGATAGTTTATTAGACTATTAAAAATAAAATACTTTAATTTTTGGCTATTTTGTACTTCTTAATTATATTTATAGTTGAACAATCAAATTTTAGAACCTATGACTAAAGAAGAACTACTATTACTCGCTGGTACTTGTGGCGGAAGACTTGCGCTAACAAAAAAACTAAAGCGACAAGCCAATAAAGCAACTTTGGAAGAAGCTGCCGCGTATTTGAAAACATTACTGACGCAGCACAGCATAACAAAGACGCAATTGTTGGCGGCATTCAATCCACAAAAGAGAGCAGCCCAGCTTCAAAAGAAAGCAGAAATTTTGGCAGCCAAGGCAGCTAATACCCCAGCAACAACTCCTGCGGCTTGATAGTTTAGCCATTTATCAAAAAAGAGCAACCTGACGGGTTGCTCTTTTTTTTTCTTGATTAGTTTTATAATTCGTATATATGTATATATATGTCTCCAATTTTTATTAAAAACGCTATAAACGACTCTACCGCAAAAGGATTTTGCACAATTTGCAATTGCAAAATAAAACAGTTTATACCTCACGGAAATCCTCCCAGACCAAAAGCTAAATGTCCAAAATGTGGTTCACTCGAACGCCACAGATTTTCTTGGAAATATATAACATCTCAAGAAAAATGGCTATTTCCGCGAGCAAAAATATTACATATATGCCCTGAAGATTCCATCGAACCTTTGTTGAAAAAAATTGGAATGAGAAACTATCACGCGATTGATTTAAAACTTAAATTTGGTTGTGATCATTCGGCGTTAACAAGTTTGGATATAGAAGATAACTATTTTGATTTTATATATTGCAGTCATGTACTAGAACATATACAAAACGATACTGCCGCAATTTCCGAAATGTTCAGAACGCTGAAAGTTGGAGGAAACGGAATATTTGTAATACCAACTAAAGGAGATACTACCATATATCATGAAAGCGCAAATACTCCGGAACAAAGAAAAGAATTATACGGACAAGTAAACAGAGTAAGGTTGTATGGAAAACAAGATTTTTTTAACAAACTCGTTTCTGCTGGGTTTGATGTAAAAATAATACACACTAGAGATCTTGTACAAGAATCTGAATTTAAATTTTTTGGGTTTAAAAACAAATTTCTGTATTCTGTGACTAAACCTTAGTTTTTATCATAAAAATAATTTATAATCTATGATTATATTTTATGTTAACTGGCTTATATTTATATTAAATAAAATATGAACTCGCAAGAACTCATCGCTATGGCCAGCTCTTCTTGGAACATGGCACATCTTTTGGATAAATTGGGCGGTCACAAAAACACTCGTCAAAATAGAGTAGACTATTTACATCCATTGTTGGAGTCTACTGGATTGACTATGACAGAAGTTGCTAGTTATTTTGCATCAAGCAAGAAACTTGAAAATAATGTCGAATTTCCGATGGCTACGCCCGAAGTAACACCAAGTAGCGCACCTACAAACTAAGCCGTGTAAATTTTTCCTCAAAAACGATATTTATAGCCATTATGGCTACAACAAATATCGTAATAGAAAATCAAACGTTTGATAAATCAAACACGTTTAATCCAGATACACCAGACAACAGAACCGACGGATTATCTGTTTTCTGCTTTAGTCAAAATGATGATAGTGCTGTAAACAACTGCACTATAGACGGTCAAGACACTAGGTGGGGCGGTAAAGCATCACTAACGTTTGGTCTTGAATATAAGAACTGTATATTCAAAAATGGAACCGCACGAGCATTTGATATGGTTCGTGGAGCTAATGTTGCTTTTACAGATTGCACATTTGTAAATGATGGTGTGCGTCAAACAATCAAATCGCCATATGCATTAAATGAAGTATGTGATATTGGTATAAAGGGCGGCGTACACGATGTTACTTTTAGCAGTTGTGTATTCAACGACATACTACTTGGTGATTATAGCATCTATGACCAGCAAGATCGTCCAAAGACACGCAGATTTACTTTTATCAACTGTAAAAACAAAGATGGCGGTCCAATCATTATTCGCGGAAGATATTTTGATAAGAGCACACTCAAGTTGATTGGCACAAACGCAAAAGTGTTTGTATGGCCAGAAATAATCACCAAACTATATTGGATGTATAATCGTAAGTTCGGTGACACCCGCAAGCCAGATGGCTGGAATATAATCGACCCAAGAGAGTTGGATAGTTAAGCAGTCAACTCGCCACGCTCAATAAGTTTCTTCTTATTGATTTGATGTGCTTCTTGCACCAGTTCCTTATTTTCACCAAGATAAGGAACAGCATAGTTATTCTCTATCATCCATTTGTTTAGATTGGTGCCATCATCAAGAATAAACTCGCCAAGTATGCGACCAAACTTGTCGTCGTTGTTGTCGTTTTTGTGAGTAATAATCTTTACAGAACAGCCTATAGGTAGTTTTTCTTGTAGTTTCTTTTTAGAAATATTACCACGCACTTTTTCTTCTTTATTTGTTGTACGAGACTCTGGTGCGTCTATACCAAGCAATCTTACTTTTTGGTTAGCAAGAGTCGTATTGAAACCCAAGTCCAAATCTATTTCAACGGTGTCACCGTCTAAAACTTTGTTGATGCGGCATTTATATGTGTACATAAGTGATAATATATATCAAATCGTATATATAAAAATATATATAAGAAGTTTTTGCTTGATTTAGTCGTATAAATCTGCATATTTATCGGTTCAAAGTCGTAAAAGACAAATACATAAAAATAAATATGAAATACAATAATACTAATACACGAAATAACTCGTTTTGGACAAAGACTTTTTCTTTGTTCATGGCGTTTGTATTCGCTGGTTATGTCTTTGCTATTCCTAGCATTGATGTCAGCAATCTACAAACCACAACGGGTGTAAATGTAACAGGAACAGCGACCACGCTGAATGTTTCTGCACCAAACAAGGCCGTGTTGTCTTGGCAGGCATTTGGTAGCGGTACAAGCACATTCAATACGGGTGAACGCATCGAATATACACTGCCGTCTGCCGGTTCATCTGTTCTAAACATTGTTACTGGCGGAGCAGCATCTACAATCAACGGTGCTATTGAGTCCAATGGCAAAGTGTTTATCCTTAATCCGGGCGGCGTTTTGATCGGCGGCACCAGCACCATCAATGTTGCTGGACTGTATGTTAGCACTGTGGATGATCCCACTGTATCTCTTGGATACTGGAATACCAATGGTAAGTTGCCCAGCCAAGACAATCTACCCACCAGCGTTCTGGTTAACGGTGTCACTGTAAATGATGGTGCCATCATTCAGTCTGTTGGTGACAGCATCACAATTGCTTCGCGTGCTGCTAATATCGGTGGTGCTGTAGTAACTGGTAACCTTGTTGTCAATACCTATGGTGGCACAGCCACGATTGGCTCGTCTGCATCTGCTCCCATGGTGCTCAACGGCAAGACTGATGTGTCTACATCTGGCGGAAGCGTCGTGATTGCTCCGAATGGATTTATTACATCCACGGGTAACATCACTATCAATGCCACCGGTAATATTGCTGCTGGTGCAGTTACGCAGGGAACTGGTACACTCAATGTTGCTAATCTGGCTGTGTCTGGTAAGGACATTTCTCTACCCAGAGTTTCTAGCACAAATGTGACTGTGTCTGGTAACAATATTGTTGTAGCCAGCACTGCTGCTACTACTAACTATACCGCACTTGCTTCTGGTAACCTGACATTGTCTGGTAACATGGTAAATCTTACTGATGTTGCCAGCAGCGGAACTGGTGATACTAATGTATCTGCCAACTCCCGCGTCTCGCTGAATAAGGTTGCTATTGCTAGCACAGGTAACACTACATTCACCGCTCCTAGCATCGTTGATGGTGCTGAAGGACTGTTCGTATACGGTCCAACAGCCTTTGTTACAACTGGCGACACTAATATTACACGCGCCAAGCACAGTTTTGGTCCTGTAAGTCTGACCGTTGGTGGTAATGCTACTATCCTTGAAGACGCTACGCTGAACTTGAACCGTGTTGCTGTTACTGGCAATCTGGTTGCTGCTAGCAAGAACGACATCGTACAGTTGCTGGCTACTAGCCGTGTGACTGCTGCTACTAGCAATCTGTCTGGTGGCAATGTTACTCTTAACGACCCTGCTGGTCTAAACAACCTCGGTAATGTTACGCTAACTGCTACTGCTGATGCTAATATCACACAGGCTCGCAGCACAGTTCTTGGTACTACCGTTGTTGGTGGTAACTTGACTGTATCTACAGTTGGTCTTGAGGGCTCCACAGTTACTCAAGTACCTGCTACATCTGCTGATGTTCGTGGTAATGTTACTGTAAACACCAACAATGCTGAAGTGGCACTGACTCAGCCAAACAACAACTTTGGCTTGATCTCTATCACTACTGGTACCGGTGCAATCAATGTTGTTGAACTTGCTTCTGCTAACATTGGTCTATTGAACGGCGGCGTTACTAGCGTCACCAGCGGTGCGGACATCTTCAATACATCTGCACAGGCGACCAACTCTGTGGTCGGCCCCTTGACCCTGACTGCGGGTGGCAGTATCACGCTGTCCAATCTGCTAAAGACCTCGGCACTTACATTCAATGCCAAGGGAGTAACAGATTTGAGTGCATTGAGTTTTGCTGCCAACTTGAGTGGAGTATATCCAGTCAATGCTGGTACAGGCACATTCCTGCCTCCAAAGCCTTGATATAGTTAATATATATCAACTCACGAAAACCCAGCGTAAATGCTGGGTTTTTTTGTTTGGTGTATATATTTATTATTATATGAAGAAATCAGAACTTAAAGCACTTATTCGTGAAATTGTAGAAGAAACAGCCGCAATGGATCAGGACTGGTTCAAGGGACAGAAAATGATAAAGGATGACGTTGAACTAAATCCAGAACGCCAGCAGGATATGATTGAATATCAACTAACTGCCATAGAAGAAAAGTGTAAGCGTATAAAAGAGATTATGGCAAGTGAAACTGTAAAGTTAGACCCTTGGATGATAGATAAGGTTAGCATAGCATTTCATAACATAGATGTTATTGCCAACAAGTTTATGTTTGGAGATAAAGCGGACTAAATGAAACTACCTAAATATCGCTCTATTTTTATATCCGACCTGCATCTCGGTTCTAAAAATAGCAAGGCGAAAGAGGTAGAAAATTTTCTAAAATGTAACAGTTGCGAGACTCTATATCTTGTCGGTGATGTCATAGACGGTTGGAAGTTTCAGCAAAACAGGTCAAAATGGAAAAACAGCCATTCTGAAGTTATTAGACGATTGTTGAAACTACATCGTAATGATACCAAAATAGTATATGTTATTGGCAATCACGATGAGTTTTTCAGGTTGATGCTGCCATATGAACTTGAAGTAGGAAACATCAAGTTATGTAATGAAATAGAACATATTAGTGTATATGGTGAAAAATATCTTGTTGTTCACGGAGATTTATTTGATGGTATAACAAGATTGGCTCCGTGGCTTAGTTTTCTTGGAGACAAAGGATATGACTTTATTCTTGCACTAAATACAAAATATAACTGGATAAGACATAAACTTGGATTTGGTTATTGGAGTTTCAGCAAATATCTAAAACATCGCGTCAAAAAGGCCGTTGATTTCATATTCAAGTTTGAGACTAATATATCCAATCATTGTAAAAGAAAAGGATATGTTGGCGTAATATGCGGTCATATACATCATCCAGAAATGAAACATATAAATGATGTTCATTATATGAACTGCGGCGATTGGGTAGAATCATTGACCGCCATAGTAGAACACCATAATGGAACATTTGAGTTGATACACTATAATGAAAAAGATACTAATAGTAACGGATAATCTTTTCACGCAAATAAACGGCGTTGTAACTACATACAAGAATATAAAGATACAGGCGGAAAATGATGGATATACGGTATGCTTTATTTCACCGGAAATGTATAAGCATTTTAGTATGCCAAGATATCCAGAAGTAAAAATGAGCCTGCCATTCGGATTAGGAAAAAAGATAGAAGAATACAATCCAGACTATATTCATATTTCCACCGAAGGTCCGCTTGGACTTTTCGCCAAACTATATTGTGATAGTAAGAAATACAAATACAACACTTCATATCACACAAAGTTTCCAGAGTATGTGAATGAAATGTATAAAATACCAAAGTGTATCACATATTCTTATGTAAGATGGTTTCATAAACATTCTGGCAGAGTATTGGTTACTACCAAGTCAATGATGAATGAACTGAGTAAAAACAATTTTGACGTTGATATGGTTATATGGACAAGAGGTGTTGATAAAAATCTGCTGACGCCAACAACGCAAAGAAAAAATAATGAAGTTCCTGTTGTGCTATATGTTGGCAGAATATCCCTTGAAAAAAATCTGGATGACTTGTGTGTTCTACAAGACAAATATGAAGTTCGCTTGGTTGGTGATGGCCCATATAGAAAACATTTAGAGAAAAAATATAAAAATGTAAAGTTCCTTGGATACAAAACCGGAAAAGATTTAGCAAATGAATATATAAACGCGGATGTATTTTGTTTTCCCAGCAAAACAGACACATTTGGTATAGTTTTGATAGAAGCAATGAGTTTAGGCACGCCAATAGCAGCATATCCTGTTTCTGGTCCAATAGATATTGTTCAAGATGGATTGACTGGATATATGGGAGATAATCTTGAAGATTGTATCAACAAATCGCTAAAACTAAACCGTGATATAGTTGCGATGAATGGTTCATATTGGACTTGGGAAAACTGCTGGAAAATATTCAAACAAAACTTAATTGAAAAATAGTTATTGACTTCTGACGAAAAATATCCATACTTATCATCGTTCTTTACTTTTGGTCCCATAGTGTAACTGGAAGCACCGACAGATTTATAACCTGTGCGCACCTGATTAGTGCCGAGCGGGGGTTCGATTCCCTCTGGGACTACCAAATTGTTAGGGTAGGTAAGTGGCTAAAACAAGGAGTTTCATAAGCTCTCGCCGTAAGGCTTCGCGGGTTCGAATCCCGCCCCTAGCACCAAATATAAATACTACTACTCGGGTTAACCATTATATATAAATTTTATATATATTGATATGGAAAACGATATGGCAATAGTAGTAGTCCACTATAACTGGGTAGGTTATAAATCATTGTCTAGAAATTTACATAGATTTTTAAGATATATAAAATCAAAAAATATACCTTTATATGGAATAGAATTGTCGCTGTCCGATTCTTTTGAGACCAAAGATATAGATTCCATAAGGAAAATAAAAGTTTCAGAGAAAAATATATTCTTTCAAAAAGAGGCGTGCATAAATTCTTGCGTCGATTATATACCCGAAAAATATAGCAAAATTGCGTGGATTGACCACGACATATTTTTTTCAAACGATGACTGGTACGATCAAACTTCTATCGCGTTGAATAGTGTCAAATTAGTGCAGATGTATAACAAAGTATCCGTCACAGATGAGTATGGAAAAATAAAAGAAGTACGCCAATCTTTTATGAATAATTTGATACACCGAGCATTTATCTCGCATAATAATTTGCAAGTTAATGGGAGTGTTGGTTATGCTTGGGCGGCTAGAAGAGAAATGTGGAAACACGGTGGATTATATCCATATTGTTTTTTAGGCGGAGGAGATAATATGTTCGTTCACAGCATATTTGATACACCAAAAACAGACCGCATTCGAGATATAGTAAATTCAAAAATTCACGACGATAGCCATCAATATATAAATTGGAAAACTGCAATAAAAGATTACATACTAAATGATGTAGCATATATAAATGGTATAATTTATCACGAATGGCACGGAAACTTCGAACACAGAAAATATAAAACGCGATATTCGTCCGTTCCCGAATTAACTCTAAAAGACATATATATTAACTCGCAAGGAATACTCGAACTAGCAAACAACAATACTTATAATACAGAACTAATTCTACAATATTTTAGAGATAGAAGAGAAGATGGATAGTATATATTAAACATGCCAAAAATAATTCAAGTAATACCCGATGAACTTTTGTATTATCGTTTGTTTAAATGTGGTAACACTACCATCAATGGATGGATTGAACTCATTAACGATGATGGAGTATATAAAGAAATAGAGGCAATTGCCAAAGTCAATAACGAAAAAATATCTGACATGAATGTGGAATTTTCCACTTATAATGGTGCGGTTGACAGAGCGATGCTAAAAAGAAAATCTCCAATCCAAAGAAGAATAATCAAGCGATTGCAGCATTTGGAAATACCTCGTCGTCGTAAAAAAAACGACAGTACCAAATCTTTTTGTGTTATCCGTGACCCTCTTTCTAGATTTTATAGTGCATATACTCATCTTGTGATGCGACATAATGTGTTTGGAAAATATATAAGTGTAGAAGAATTTATTCGTGGAATAAAAACAAAAACCTCAGATCGTGAAATGGCTTGGAAAAAAGCAATCAGTCACACCAACTCTATTGTACAGAGTATTGGCAGAGATCCAACTGTGTTTTCGGATATATTCAATATCAATGAAATGGATAAGGTTAAAAAATATATGGAAGAAAAAAGTGCAAAGTCATTACCAAAATTTCATTTCAATAGCAACAAAGTAGAGAAGTACGAGACATCAAAAATTATAGAAGAATTTGTAAAAAAAAGATATGCGGAAGATTATAAAATTTATGGCAAGTGGATGTAATTATAAATTGAAGAATTAAAAAATAATTTATATTTTAAATATTATGAAAAAAATACTTGTTATGGGACTACCCGGTTCGGGCAAAACAACATTATCTACTGCGTTGGCAAAAGCAATGAACGCTGTTCATTTCAATGCCGATGAAATAAGAGCCAAAATAAATAAAGATCTTACTTTTGATGTAGCTGATAGAATAGAACACGCAAAAAGAATGGGCATATTGTGCGATATCGTAAATAGAACAGGTGTATATGCCATAGCAGATTTTGTATGTCCTACAGCAGCAGCACGAGAAGCATTTGGAGCCAAAGATGCTTATGTAATATTAATGGCAAGAAAACCGGTGCGAGATTTTAGTGATACAACAAAGTTGTTTACGCAACCAAATGAATATCATTTGAAAGTAGATGAATCACACGAACTTGATTATTGGGTAGATTATATACACAATAATCTAAAGAGCATACAGCACGAAGATTATAAGATATAATACGTTGTTTTACTTATTATAGATTTTATGCTTGAGTATAGCACAAAAATCTGTATAGTTATGTTATATGAATAAGAAACTATTGTTTATCTTTACTATGTTTGTTAGCGGCATTTTTGCCAATGACTCTGTTGTAGATTTTGGTAATTATGATATTATGAGCACATTTCAGCCGTCATATACAGACCCTGTGCAGATGATTAGTATGAGCAGCAGTTATGATTGGGATGATGACGATGAAGATGATGACGATGATGACGATGATGACGATAAATACAAGCGTCCATATTATGGCGGCGGAGGTGGTTATGATAAAGATTATTGCGGTCCTGCTGTACCTGAACCGTCTACATATGCATTGTTTGCAGGAATGATTGGATTGGGATATGCAGTTTATCGTAGAAAGTTCTTGACGAAATAAATAAAGTGTGTAGAGTGTAGGTGTTCTTTGAATTGGGCGAGTGGCGTAACGGTAGCCGCGAAAGTCTTAGGAACTTTTTCCTTATATTATGGAGTGCAGGTTCGAGTCCTGTCTCGCCCACCATTCTTTTGGCATCGTGCTTGTAATTGGTCAAACAGGTCGGTCTCAAAAACCGATGGGTGAAATATTCCCGTGTGGGTTCGAGCCCCACCGATGCTACCATTAAAAAAATAGTAAACGGGTGATGTTTTTTGTATCGTGTATACTATTTATTGTATATGAAATACACTAAACAAATATTAGAAGATGCCGCAAAAAAAGCGAAATCGGTCACAGAAGTAATGCGTATTGTAAATTGCCCAATGTCGGGCGGAGGACATAACCATATCAGTCGAAAAATAAAAGAATATGGTATTGACACTTCACACTTCCAATCAAGTGTGGCGGGGATGTTGAAAGGAGCTAAAAGAAGAGCAGAAAATACAAGAAAATCTGCCAATGAAATATTGATATTTTCGACGCGAGATAAAAGAGTTCACGGAAATATCTTAACAAGAGCATTGCGAGAAATTGGACGAGAATATAAGTGTGAAAAATGTAATATAAATTCTTATAACGACCTTCCAATAACACTAGAAGTAGACCACAAAGATGGAAATTGGAGAGATAATAGAAGAGAAAATCTCCGATTTTTGTGTCCTAACTGCCACTCACAAACAGAAACTTCTCATAGAAAAAATATGAAAGTTGGCGATGAGCAAATATTGGAGGCGTGTAAAAAATACAATTGCATAACAGATATAGCAAAAGCAATAAGCACACAAAAGGGTTCTAGATATTACAGTAGAATAAGAAAGGTTGCAGAAAAGAACGGAATAAAGTTATTGTCTTATCTGGATAAAGTAGAAATTGAACGGGTTCCCAAAATTCCTAAAGACCCCAACTGGAGAACAAAACCAAAGCATTATTGTAGAAAAGTAGAACGTCCCTCAAAAGAGCACTTGACAAATCTGATAGATTCTGTTCCAATAGAAAGCATCGGAAAACAATATGGAGTATCTGGAAATGCTGTTAGAAAATGGTGTAAGACATATGAAATACAAACAAAACCTGTAGGATATTGGCAGAAAAAACAATTTGGAAAAATTTAATATTTGGTCGCGTAGCTCAGTTGGTTAGAGCACATCGTTTACATCGATGGTGTCAGGGGTTCAAGTCCCCTCGCGACCACCAGTTTTTTGGGCATATGGTGTAATGGGAGCCACAAGAGTCTTAAAAACTCTTGGACGTTAAATTGTCCGTGTCGGTTCGAGTCCGACTATGCCCACCAATAATTTATGCTAAAATCATTTTGGAGAATATGGGCAAAATCACTTGGTGAAAAAGCAAGTGAAGATAATTGTGAAGCAGATAAAGTTGCATTTATTCGCACCATCATTGTACTTTTTTATATCATCACCAATATGTTTATTATTGCTGGCGTAATACATCGTTGGTGATTTTTCCAATAAGTTTTTATATATACGTTTTTCATATATACGCACATATTTATGGTTGAAAGATAAAATCCATAAATTATGAAAAAACTACTATTCTCAGGCATATTCGCATTGTTAGTTTCGGTTACGAGTTTGTTTGCTCAAACAACTCCTGCATCATCGACAGAATACACTGGCACAAAGATCACACTTGCTGGTGAAGCACAAGGTACTGCACCTATCACTTATGCGTGGTTCAAGAATGATGTGCAAGTTGCTACTGGTGCAAATCTTGTATTCAACGCCATTGCTCTAACAGATGCAGGCACATACAAGCTACGTGCAACCAATAACTGGGGCACTGCTGATAGTGATACACTTGCTATTGTTGTTGTTACGCCAGTTGCTCCTAATCAAGTAAAGATTCAGATTATTCGCGGATAAAATTATTGAGGTTTGATTATTCACGCCATATATTAGTGATGTGAATAGTCAGCATGATTAGAAACTAATCAACGGTTTATAACATTTTCATGCCATATATATTATAGTTATATGGCATATGAAAAAGATATTTCTACTACTGACATTCTTGACAGTTGCTCTTACATCATATGCTTTGGATGTAAAAACCATAAGCACAAACACTGAATATAAAATAACAAACAGAGATTCTGGTTATTTGATTGCGATGCAAACGCCAAATAACTCGACGGTTAGATTTGTTGTGCCATTTGAAAGAACTAATGTATTTGGCACGGGTACAGAAATATATGGCACAGCATTATCAGATGGTACAATAAATATTGTTGGTGAAAATGGCGTAGTTATACTACAATCAGATGATGCTTTTAGAACGCGAAAAATGGGTTCGCAATGGAAACTAACCAGAATAAGCAGAAACTTTTGGTTGCTTGAAGGTGATTTATATAGTCTACAAGCAGATGCATATGTTGGCGATGATATTACTATAAAAGCAAATGTTGATGCTGCTGCAACTGGGCCATTAAGATTTGTATGGTATAAAAATAATGTAGTTTTAGCGGGCAAAACAAATGCAAGCCTAAAACTAGCCAATATTACAACTGCTGATTCAGGAAACTATAAAGTAGAAGCACGCAATACTGCTGGACTTGTAAAAAGTGAAACTACAAGTTTAGTAGTCAGATAAAAATATTTTTCTCAGAACGTGTTACAAGTTAGTGACAGCATAGTCACAGATTTTTATAATCGCTATGTATGGATGTATGAAGAAAATTCTATATCCATTGATATTTGCGTTGCTAATCATACCTTCTCTCGCTCAAGACAGCGGTGCTCTTATTGAAGCACTTATACGAAAAGGTATTCTAACCAATCAGGAGGCAGAAGATATACGTGCTGATTTGGTGCGAGAAAATAATACAATACCATCACAAGCCATCGCTGGCGGAAAATCCACGGATAGATTGAGCGTAGGTATGAGAATGCAACTTCAGTATGCTAATCTAAGCACAGATGTTCATACCGCAGCCAAGCCAGCATATACTGACCAGTTTTTTACACGCCGTATGTATTTTACACTCAAGGCTGGCGTAGGTGCTGGCTGGGGAGCAACAATGACGTATGATTTTGCGAGTGGTGGATATGACGACGCTATTGTAGAATATAAACCAACGCCAGATTTGACTTTTAACTTTGGTCTTAGAAAAGTAAATGTCGCATACGAAGAAAGAGCAACCAGCGGCAATCTACGTTCAATAGAACGTTCTGGAGTAACAAGATATTTCGTTGAAAGCAACAATGGCAGAAGATTGGGTGCAGCAAGCTATCGTATAGGAGTATTTGTTGATGGTAAAAAAGAACTAACAAACAAATATGGTCTTGTATATAGTGCGGCAATAACAAACCCACAAAGAGATGAAACATTTGCTGGTGCTTCTTCATCTGGAAATGCAGGCAACAACAAAAAGGCATTATGGGGAAATGTTGGATTTACCGCCAAGCTGCCTGAAAATGGAAATGCTATTATTGGATATGGCATAGGTATATTACCAGACCAAGGTGGATTTGGAGTATCCAACATAGGAAAGGGATATGATTTGAGCATACACTCTTTATATCTTGACGTATCATATCTAAGATATACTCTGATGGCAGAATATCTGTATGCCAATATTGACAAAGGTGCAGGAAATAATGATGCAAGCCCATATGGTTGGTTTGTTCAACCTACGGTATATTTCAATGAAACCATTGAGTTTGTTTTTAGATATCAGCGTCTTGATACAGACAACCGTGGAGTAAATCTAAGCGATGTTGTTCGTTCAGCACCAGCTTCAGCAAATATGAACCTTTTCAATGAATATTATGTTGGAGCAAACTGGTATATCAGAGGTCAAGATATGAAGTTCCAACTTGGGGCATTATCTGGCGAAGTAAAGAATAATACAACCAAAGCCACAACACGCGGAGTTCGTTCGCAACTACAAATTCAGTTCTAATATATTATGAAGAAAATACTAATATCACTAATCGCATTGCTAATCGCCCCAATAGGCTATTCCCAGAAACTGATTATCAAAGGATCAGATACGCTTGGAGCAAAGCTTGTGCCTACACTTGCTGAAGAGTACAAAACATTCAACAAAGATGTTGCATTTGAAATTGCCGCCGAAGGTTCTACAACTGGATTGTCTGCTATTATTGATGGCACAGCAGACATTGGAATGAGTTCTCGTAGAGCAAAGGCAACCGAAATGTCTACCGCAGCATCAAAAGGCGTCACACTAAAGCCAATCATCGTCGCATATGATGGAATGGCTATAATCGTGAATGCAAAAAATCCAATAGCCAAACTATCTCGCCGCCAAATAGAACAAATATTTACAGGCGATGTAACTGATTGGGCTATGATTGGTGGAAAGCAAGGTAAGATTTCAATCTATACCAGAAATACATCTTCTGGCACATATTCCGACTTCAAGGAAATGGCAATGAACAAGCGTGATTATGTAAAGTCATCACAAAAGTTGGCTGGCAATGAACAAATCCTCGCTGAAGTAAGTAAAAATCCAAATGCCATTGGTTATGTTGGATTGGCATATATCAAATCACCCGGCATAAAAGTTGTGCCGATTGATAATGCTTTGCCAACCAAGGAGTCTATACTAAAGAAAACATATCCATATGCTCGTCCAACATTTTATTATGTAAATGCAGCACCAAGTCCTCAAGCAGCAAAGTTTATAGAGTTTACACTAAGTCCAAAAGGTAAAGAAATCGTGGAGAAGGTTGGATTTATTGCACCAGAATAAGCACTTTTTATAACAACAATATATTCTCGGCGATGTATTTTCTCTATTTATTATAATATCGGGCATATAGTTATATGCTCAGTTATAACAGCCACCAAACCCTAGGGTCTGTGGCTCTAAGATAGGAGAAACATATCATGGTAGCAGCCGTTGTATGTTGGGCTATTTTGGGCTTGGTCATTATTTTTGATCAAGATTACTCAAAATAAGCCAATAAAAAAGAAAACCATAGAGGGTGGAGAAATCCACCCTCTTTTTTTATATCATTATATTTATAGATATGATCAAACTCAAAGACATACTAAAAGAAGCCAAGCTATATTCCTTTAATATACGTGAAGTATTAGAAAAGTTTTTGCAGTTTGACGGTAAAACAATAGTATTGTTTGACACAGAAACCGTTGGCTTAGAACCAAACACATCATATATTCAAGTAACACATATTGCTGCTATGGTATATGATGGTTCAACATTCAATGAAATCGGCGAGTTTAGCAAAAAGATAAATATTGGACCTGCACTAAACAACGCATTGAATGATCCAAATAGTGCTGAAGCAAAACATCTTGATAAAGAAATGGCACGCAGACAAAAGAAGTATGGTAAGCCAGACCTTCATCCAAGAGACGCACTCAAGATGACTGGCTATGATGTGCCAAACGCAGAAAAGCTTGACGAAAAAGAAGCACTGATTGAGTTTGAGAAGTTTTTAGATGGATTTCAGAATGTTGTGATATTAGCCCACAATGCTACATTTGATATGAAAGTTATTGCAGCAAGGCGAAAACTGCACGGTTTGCCGCCAATGAAGAAATATCCTGTGTTAGATACAGTGAATATATCCAGATTCTTTTTCATCCCAGCATTACAAGCATTAGAAACAAACCCAGAAGCCAAGAAGGTATTAGATGGCTTGCTGGCTAAAACAAAATACAAAAGCTATAGCTCAAGTCTTGGTAAGTTAGGACAAGCACTTGGAGTAAAGATCGATGGCTGGCACGATGCCAAAGAAGATGTCAAAATGCTTATGCAAGTGTTGAAAAAGATCATAGAGTTCTTGAAGGCAAATGCGGGAGCAGACATAAGAAAGTTTCAAGGACAAGCAGCAAAACGCTTCAGAAACAGGAAGTTTTAGTGAATAGATAAAATATAAAAAGGGCAGATGATAAAATCTGCCCTATTTTTTTATATTTATATATATTATTACTATAATATGAGCATAGTTCCCATCGCATCCAAATACGCAGCAACATCAAGTTATACTATGTCGCCCGGCTTGAACGGAATTGGTATATCACTTGATGGGGGCGGGTTTCCTATTGCACCTGGAACTTATGGATTTATTCAAGTTCCAAGAGCGTGTGTAATAAAATCTTGGAAAATGTTTGCCGACCAAACCGGAGTTATATCAATTGATATATGGAAAACAACATATGACAATTATCCACCAACAGAAAATAACTCTATGCCAGGTTCTTCTAGCAGATATCCAACTATTAGTGGCTCATTAAAGGCTTCAAGTGATGATGTTACTACATGGAGCACATCTTCTATTGCTGCTAATGACATTATTTCGTTTTATGTGCCAACTGCGGCCACAAACATACAAAAATGTACATTACAACTTAATGTAAATGCATAAATAAAAATATATGGCAACATTTCTAGTTACATCGAGTCTAAACTTAGATACTCTTCCTTGGGCAAATAACGACACCTTGGATATATACAACGGTGCAGTGGCAACCATAAACACTACCCAAACAAAATGGTGGTTAAACATGAATGTGATACAGGGAACACTACTCATAAAAAATGAAAGTACTGGTTCTGGTATAAGAGTTGGATTGGGCAGAGGTGCATTAAATACAAATGCCTCATTGATCAATATTGACGACGGTGGAACATTGCGAGTAGAAGGCGAGCTTATTAGTTTAGGAACTGGGAATGGTCAGCCGGGTCAAACGTTTACGGCGTGGTGTACAGATTATATACCAGGATTATTTATAGAAAAAAGTCCAGGCTCTGCCACGGCTTCATTGCCAGAAGATAGATTTAATTTGTGGGCAAATGTAACAGTAAGACCAAATGGATTTTCTTGGGGACCATACCCAGATCTTATACAATATACCGCTAACGACGACAGAGGTTATTTTTTTAAGCAGGGTTGTACCGATGAAAATACAATACATACTGGTTCTACATTTGCAGACTATTTTACCAACCAAGTATATTTTGGAGGCAGCATAGCGAGTGGAGGAGCAGCAGTACCGAATGGATGTAAAGTATTTATACCAAACATAGTAATAACGGATTATTCCGAAGCAAGATGGACGGATCGTATTAATATGAGTGGTATCAATACAGACGAAAAAGGCTGCGTAGTAATGAGAAATTGTTTGATTAGTTATCCATATTTTAGCTGTGTGCAGGCGAGAAATTTGGATGTACTGAATGTTGCACAAGGAACCTATACGTTCAATACATTTTCGGAAAACAGAAATGCGTCAGTAATAAATTTCATCAGAACAATTCCGATGGCACACTTTTATATTCCAGGTACTGGTGTGCCAAATAAATACATGGATGTCAATACAGACAGAAGAAATCCGGACGGTAGTCCATTCATGGGAAGTCAAATTAATTCTGTTTTTAAAAATATATTCATTGTTACGGCATATAACCATTACCGATATGGTGGCTCGACTTATGGACAATCTTTTGATGCTTTCAAAAACTGCTATATACAAGACCTAAAATTTCAGCAAATATTTCCTATTCATCAACTCACATACGAAACTTATTGGAGATATTTCAACAATACTACACTAAAGAATATAAAAATTTATGGAGCTTCTTCAGTTTGGGAAAATTTTTCGGATTGTACTATAGATGGACTTGTATTTTCACATTCATCTGGTTATTGGAACAGAGCAAATGCTTTTAGATTTACATCAGACCCGGTACAAAGATTTAGAAGCGACCATTATGGAAATAATTGGCAGCTTGGTCAAAAATATTATTTCAAGGCAAAGACATATAAAGATAATAACTACTTGATGGGAGTAGAAAGTGAAAATGTATTCAATATTGTACCATTCATGCCAGTTAGCCAAAGTTTTCCAGCAAGACTTAGATTTGAGCCTAGTAGTGCGTCGGTGTGGATAGTTTGGACAAACGATAATGTCGGAGTAGCGGGAAACAACGCCACATTTCCTTCTCAAATATTTAAAAGTACAAGTTCAGTATTTACACCAAGTGCTGGAAACAGTATTGGCACCTTCCCGTTTGTATCACAATCGTGGGAAGATAGATCTGTAGTCAACAACACGCCGTACTATTATATATATCGCAGACATTATCAGAATGGTACGTTTGAAGATTCTCCTATACATGAAGCAATACCAAAATTTACACATTCGCTATATCAGTTTTTAAGATGGGGAACTACTTTCAGCGATGCAACGTGGACAAAAAATGCGGTAAATGTGGCGTCGGATGTTACATATCCATATTCAATCATAGATAATACTAATCTAACAGTTGACAGATTAAATTCTACTGGGTCTAATGCTAGAGTATCTCAAACGGTATCTGGGTTGTTGCCTAATAGCACATATACCTTGTGTACACTATTGTGTAATATGCTAACAACGGGATCTGTGGAAGTTGCTGTACAATATGGTTCAACTATAATTTCATCAAGTTATAATCTTGGTGGCAGTTGGACGCTATGCACAGCGTCGGTTACATTACCGGCGGGAGTATCGTATTTAACGTGTAGTATAGGTAATGTAAGTGGTAGAGCAGATGTATTTCCATCATCTAGTATAATATTTACAAATGGAGCAAACTTGGATAGCGGCTCTTTGGCAAGAACCATTATAAATACAGGAGCAACTGCGCCGCTTACGGGCAGTATATTGCGACCATATGTTGAATGGCAATGGCCAAACATGGCAATTGGAACATTCTATTCTACATTTGCTTACTGGGCTCAAAATCAACACAATCCATTCAAAGCTCTGCATGTATCTACACAATCTGCTGCGTTTGAACCTACGTTTGAAAATATGATGTCGTGGGGAATATATAGCAACGGTACTCGTGCTCCAACTTTTTCAGTATTCACAAACTGTGTAATAAAAAACTATGAGCATCATCCATATGACCATATATATCCAGCATCAGAAAATGATGCACAAAGATTTTATGGAGGACTGAACACTGGTACGATTAAAAATGTTGTAATAACAAATGTAAAAACTAATGGGCAGTGGAAAAACTGCATGAGAACATTTAGTGTAGGTAGCACCACGGACGGTTTAGTCATAGATAACTTGGACGCCGTGCCTATGATAGAAGGCTGGCTTGGCTCTATAAATCAAAATCAACCAACACCTGCGGTAGGAAGCAACGATAATAAAAATATATATTATCAAAATGTTAGACACGGCGGTCTTTATACAAGAGGATTTCAAGGAGCAGGAAACAGTTTTGGCTTGTCCAATTGGATAGTTAGAAATGTTGACGGTGGATATGATCCATATAATTTTTCTATTGTATCAGGAGCTTCTGTCGGTCAAGGATTAGGAGTCGCAAGATTTTGGACACAAGTCGCAGACACTAATTGGTTTGAGCTTAATCAAGGCAATGGAAACGGACTGCTTGCTTTACGATTCAATGGTACAGAAAAAACAACGGATTTAAAAACTATTACTTCTGGTTCATTTGGATTTACTGGAGACGGGCGGCTAAGAACGGCGGGACTATTTGGTTCTGCATCGTTTAAACTACCTTGGAAATGTAGAAATATAACAGGGTTTAGAGCACAAGAACCAAGATATTATCATCTTCTCACAGGAAATCAAACTGAACAGTTCAGACTTACAAAGCCAGCTTCACTTGATGTAGATTATAGTATCAATGGAGGTACTTTTAAGGCACTAACCGCAGCAAATCTTTCCGCCGAAGTGTTGCCAACTGAATTTGATTTTGAGGTAAGAATACAACCAAATGGATACTGGGTAGAATTCCAAAACATGACCACTAATTTTGTTGTTGGTGAAAGAATAAATGGCCAAAGTTCATTAATAACTGCAAGTATAGAGGCAATATCTTTTTATTCTGGCTCAATTACACAAGGTCAAATAAAAGTAGCAGGCTATGGTACAGGAACAGCGTGGATACACGGCGAGAATATACGATCTGGAAGTATTGTGCGAGCACAAGTAAATTTGACCAATCAATACAGCAGTCAAACTGGAGGATTCCCACGAGCAGGCGCAGTAATAGAATCAATTGACATATATACAAATTATAACCCCAGTGCTTCATCATATCCTATACCGTTTGTTGGTAATAATAGAACTTCTGGAACAACATATTTATTTTAAATAACATTATGGCAAATACATATACTTGGACATTTCCTACATTACAAACATATACACATCAAGAGGGTTTAGAAAATGTGGTATATATAGTACACTGGTATTATACCGGAAATTGCAGTCCTGACTCTGGAAGTCATAGCTATCAAATGTTTGGAGCACAAACAATATCTCCATTTGTTTCTGGCAGTCGTCCATTTATACCATACGAACAACTTACAGAAGCTATTGTTCAGGAATGGGTGGAAGAATCTCTGGGTGCAGAAAAACTTGCATCAATGCGCTCGTCGATAGATCAACAAATTGATAACTTAATAAATCCTCCAATTGCATATTTGCCACCTCCTTGGGCAACACCTACACCAACTCCAGAACCTACATTTGATCCATTATCTCCTACACCAACTCCTACTCCATCACCAACTGATGTATAAAATAAAATCCCACCCTGCGGTGGGATTTTTCTTATATATGATAAAAGTTAAGTTTTATTGAAAATATATTATAATTATAACTGAACAATAATCATATTATAAATTATGCCTACAACAACATACTACACGTCCGGAATATTAGCCGTTACGGAATCTCTGAGAAATATCACTGCTTCCTGCTGGGGAGCCGGTGGAAATGGAAATCCTAATGGTACTGGAGGATCTGGTGCCTCTTATGCCGTAAAGTCGTTCAGCGTCGAATCTGGGTCATACACCATAAACATAGGCCAACCCAATGCGGATGGTCTTGGCAACGGAGGAGTATCAAATTTTATATCTGCCAGCGTAATCGTTCTTCAAGCTGCTGGTGGAAGATCCGATGGAACAATTACCGGTCAAACGGCATTTAACACCGGAAGTACAAAATACACAGGAGGAACCGGAGGAACGTTCTTGGGTGCGTATGGAAATTATGGCGCTGCTGGTGGCGGATCGGCGGCTGGCGGACTAGGAAATGGAATCTCCGCAGGAGATGGACTTGATACGGGTGCATCTTTCTCCCAATTTGGTCACTCTCTGACCGGGTCTCTTGGTGCATCTGGTGCAGCAGCGGGTGGAGGTAACGGCGGAAATGCCGCATATTACGATGCTGGCCCATGTTCAAGGCTCATTACCGCAACCGATGGCGATTTGCCAGGCGGCGGTGGTGGCGGCGGATACTCCGGAGAAAGCAGTACTCCTGTCAAAACCGAGGGAACCGGCGGTGCAGGAATGGTAACGCTTGTTTGGTAAATAAGCAAATTTAGTAAAAAAACAAAAGCCCCGATTTCTCGGGGCTTTTTTGTTATCCTTTTAATTTATATATTACTATATCACCTTCATAGTTGTGAAAGGCGACTTCAATCAATCTTTCTACTATTCTCCAATCGCCACCGCCAAGTCCACATCCCATAAGATATGGAAATCCAATATTCGGAACTGGCAAATCTTCGTCATTGTCTACAAGATAGTTCTTCATACCTTCAAGAGCATCATACAACGCATTGTAGTTTGTCATTCTAGTCTTTGAGCCATACAAATTTTGACCATATAGGTTGAAAATCTTCTTGAAAGGATTTCCATCCATATGACAAAAACTATAACTTCCAAGCACTGCCTTACCATCCTTGTATGCCATAGTATCTGCGTGATATGCCTTGGGATACATTTCTTTTATGCTTTTGGCAATACCTGCTCCAAATATGTTTTGGCAGTTGGCTTGATGAGCAATTACTTCAACGTCCGTTGCTGTAAGCAGATTACCATCTTTGTGTATTAGTTTTTTCATAAATTTTATTCAAAAAAAGAACTGGTGTCTGCACCATGATGATCCACTGGGCTAAACTTGTTTGATTTAAGTTCTCGCACAATCTCATTCCATTCAACAGGTCGCTTTTTCCAATCCCATCCTACATCAAGACGCTTAAGACTATTATCCTCTTTCATGCTTCTATGACAATGACCGTGGATATTATACCCACCATCCCCCATATGATTCCACGAAGCAATAGGATAATGAGTCAATACAACTGGCGTGCTATCAATGAATACTTCCGCATAATGTCCAAGAAAAATAAATGGACTATTTGGATATGGAAGAGGATACATATCAATGTCATCTGCAAGCAAGCCAATATCATTTCTTACTTTGTCATATAACCCCTTGATGCCAGCACTATGATTGCCCCAAATATAGTAATGTTGCTTACAAGGTATATTTACCACTCTTTTGGCATATTCTTCTGAAGCTTGGCCTGCACCGCATACCATATCGCCAAGATTGAATAGTATATCATCTGGACCAATATGACTATACATCATATCAAAAGTGTGCTGAACTGCCTCATTTACATTATTGTAAAAGCGAGGGTTTAATATAAATGGCTTGTTGTGTCCAACGTGTAAGTCGGACACAAACCATATCTTTTGCTCAGAACTCTTGAATGATAACTTCTTCACTTGATGGTATTCTTGAAGTTTTCAACCAAACTGGTGATATTCATCTTTCCTACGGGATTCATGCTATGAACAACATAGTGCGGAAAGTTTGTGTCTTCGTTCATACACTTTTCAATCAGCCACTTGGCACAATGATATCCCGTTTTCTCTTTGAATTCACTTCTTGGGTTAGCACCATAATGCTCTTCCGCAAGGTCGTGGTCAAAGGCAACAAATGATGGAATACCATTCTTTGAGATATGCTCAACGAATTGACCATAGTTACGCACAATTTCCCAAGGACCATCTGGTAGTTTTACCCAAGTCACTTGTTCCGGTTCTCTTACATCATCAAGAAATAGTTTATACATAAAAATAAAATATTATTCTAAGTATTGTATATGTCAACCAGAATATAATTTTTATAAAAATTTCCTCAAATAAAAAGTATTGACAAGACGATATATCTAGATAATTATAGTTGTCGTTCTTTGAATCACTTTTAGAAGCGTGTAGGGTAGTTAAAAGAGTCGTTGTTTGTAAAACTTGCGACTATTCTCACATAACATCATAGTAGGCATCAAGTTTTATTCTTGTCTAAATAGCCGAAGTTGTTGGGATAGGATGAAATACCCGAATGTATTTCCGGTGCCGGTGCCCAAACACCTAGCCCCTACACGTTTTCTATTTTTTATTATGGGCGTGTTCTGGATTCTACTATATAGTGTAGATGCAGTCCGCATGCACAGAGTCTAATGTCTCTGTATAATACCCGTTGGAAAAAATAAATGCTAAGAGAAATCTTGCTAAGACATCGTTCCTAAGCGTAAGCCGTAAGAGCGAAGTTGCTGTAGCCTAAGTTGCTACCCGTTTTATCTATTGACGCAGATATATAGAATAAAACGCTCGACCATCTGCTTGCTGTTGTAAGGACGAGGGTCGTAACAACAGCGAGAAACACGAGTCCTCAACTTCTAAGTGGTGCTCTACCAAACTTAGTCGGATTATAAGAGATAAGCATGTATATGGTTGTAGTTATATTATACAGCACAGGGGTTCAACTCCCCTCACGTCCACCATTTTATGAAAGGTTTTATTATTCGTATATTAGGTCATGAATTTTCGACTAAACTTGCAAAAGATGCATACGAATCTTGTATTAAATTTGGTATAGATGCGTGTTACTTTGATGCCATAGTACCAAAAACACTAAATAAATTTTTTTCGGAATATGATGTAAAAATGTCCGAAGAGTTTATGATAAAAAAAGCAACAGAACTTGCCACACAAGCTTGCTTTGCGAGTCATTATTGTTTGTGGCAAAAGTGTGTAGATATAAATGAGAAAGTTCTAATACTAGAACACGATGGATTATTGCTAAGAAATATAGACGACATTATAGATCAAATACAAGATGTGTGTCATTTAGATCCTAGCAGACCATATAGAAGCAATTATAATGAAATACTTTCCAAGGAACACCCAACGGGAGTAAAAGATTTTTTAAACTCCAACAAATGGACCTCAGATAGAGAATTTACCGGAGAACATTTTGCTGGATGCTATGCGTATATAATTTCGCCTTCTGGATCGAAGAAGATCATCGACTTTGCAAAAAAATTTGGAGCTTGGGAAGCAGATAGGCTCGTCGGAAAAAATGTGTTGAATTTACAAATAACAAATGGAAGTTATGCTAGATTGCATCCTTTTTTTAAATCAAAAGATTATATTAGAAAATATTCCACGCGAACCAACCCGGATTTTATATATTGACATAAAAGATTTTATATCGTATAGTTATCGGTACTTTGCGAAAAACGTGAAGAAACAATAACTAAATATAAAATAAATATGAAGAAATATATTACTAAACTAATCGTAGGATTGATTGCAATCACATCGGTTTCTTTTTCCCAGACAGTATCGGCTACTGCTGGATTTGAGAGTGACTATGTGTTTCGCGGAGTTGCTGGAGGAACCAATGTAGGTACTTCCGAAGTCACCGTCAATCTGCCATCCAAGACCAGTTTGACTGTGCTTGGTCTATGGAACTTCGACAATTTGAATACAACCGTTCGCGAGCTTGACGTGGCCTTGACGCAGGGATATGCTATTGACAAGGCAACCACCCTCAAGGTCGGTGGCGTTGGATATTTTTATCCCAAGGCTGCACCAGCAAAAGGCGAAACAAATTATAGCGTTGAAGTGTTTGGCTCTCTGGCTTATGATGCTTTCTTGAGCCCAACCGTAGCCGCAGGCTATGACCTGAATCTACGTCAGGTGTTTGCCGAAGGCTCTCTCAGCCAGCCAATCAACCTTTTCTTGCTTGCTAAGGGTTTCAAGTTGGTTCCTGCCGCTACCCTTGGATGGGTTGGTGCCAAGGATGCTCTGCCCGAGCGTCGTGGTCCTACTGTCAAGGATTCGTATTATTATGTAACTGGTAAGCTTGACTTGGTGTATGAAGCACAGAATGTCGTTGTTGGTGCTGGCTATCGCCATAATTACCTCAATAACTCTGTCACAACCAACGATAGTTGGGTTGGTGGATTTGTTACCGTCAAGTTCTAATATAACATACCACAACTTGGTTATAAACAAGAGCCTCCAACGAGGCTCTTTTTTATTGGTTTTATGCCAATCCTTTATATATATTATTAAATGAATACATATGTTCAAATTGGTGCCAATGTAGGAAACGACGAATTTCAGCGGATGATAGAAGGATTGACAGAAAGTGTGCGTGTTGTTTTGGTGGAACCAAATGTTCAACTATTAAATGAATTACAATCAAATTATTCTACGTTGAGTAAAAAACACAATATTATATATTTTAATAAAGGGATATCAGTTAAAGAAGGCGAAGCGAATTTGCACCTATATGGACACAGTGGATTGAGCAGTTTAATGCGCAGAAAAACGTATCCGCATTTATCTGGGTCTATCACGATAGAAACTGTCAAGTTTAGTACTATGTGCGAGTTACTGGAAATAAATGAAATTTTTCAATTATCCATAGATACCGAGGGATTAGATTGTGAAATACTAGAATCTATAGACTTAAACAAAATAAAAATTAGAGAAATAATTTTTGAAGAATGGCCGCACGAAAACGATGACATGGATAACTTGCATAAAACCGGAGAAGTGATGCTCCAAAAAATCAAAGAAAAATATAAAAACTATGCGTGGGAAAAAATTTCCTACGGCGGAATGGCGAGTTTTAAACTTACAAATATAGAATAAGCGACTGGCTGTTATTAAGTTATTTAGAGGCTCTTTTTTATTGCTTTGACAACAACATTTTATGGTATAATATGTATGTCATGATTTTACCATCTAATATTACTCCATCTCTTTGTTGTATCCACGTAGGACTACAAGAGCAAGAAACCAAGTTCAATGTAATGACATATGCCCAATATAAAAAGTTGGGCAAGAAGCAAGCAATGAAAGTTCTTGCTGACCGTTCATATAACAATATCAAAACTATTCATGCTATTCTAAAAGAATGTGCGGTCAATAACTGGAACTATCGTATCGGTAGTAATGTGTTTCCGCTAATGACACATCCAGATTTGAGTTTTGGTGTGGATGATTTTTACAATGCTGATGCTATATACGCCGAGTTTAGTGCTGCGGCAAACACCATCAAGAAACACAGCATTCGTTGTAGCATGCATCCGGACCAGTTTGTTGTGCCTGCCAGTCCAAATCCAAAAGTTGTTGAAAACTCTATACGAGACTTGGATCAACACGCTATGATTATGGATATGCTTGAGCTTCCACGAAGCTATGAAGCTCCTATCAATATTCATATGAACTGTTATAACAACGGTAACTACGCCGAAACAACAGATAGATTTCAGAAAGTATATCATAATATGAGCGACGGTGTGCGTAGTCGTTTAGTGTTGGAGAACGAAGATAAGCTAAAGAGTTGGAGTGTAATGGCATTGTATGAAAACACATACAAGCGGCTGGGCATTCCAATCACATTTGACAATCTTCATCATATGTGTAATCCCGACTCAACCAGTGAGGAGTTTGCTTTTGAGACGGCAATATCAACTTGGCCAACTGGCGTTATTCCATTGTTTCATTTCAGCGAGTCATTGCCCGGTAAAAATCCGCGTGCTCACGCCGACTTTCCCACTATGATGCCGTCCATTTATGCCAATTACAAAGGTAATCTACACCTTGACTTCGAGTTTAAGCAGAAAGAACTCGCTATAACTAAGATTTCTCGCGAAAATCTATTGACAATCTGCGAGTAATCTACATAATGTATTTATCTTATTCAACATAAGAATAATAAAACACAAAACAAACTACATAAACATATGAAAAAGGTTACAAAGACACACAATGGTAAGAAGACTGCTACTACCGTCATCAACGATGGTTTTGCTCTGTACTTCTCTAAGGCTAACAAGAAGAGCGTTTCTACGTTTCTCACTCTTGGTGGCACAAATCCGGAAACTGGTAAGTTCACCCGTATCCGCTTGACTGGTCGCCAGGTTGCTGCTCTTCGTTCGGTCATTGCCTAACGATAAGAAGCATAGCTGTAACAAAATCCCCCAAGTTACTTTGGGGGATTTTTTATTGACACTATATATTCTTCGCATAATATGTTATGAAAAGAAAGCATATTACCAAACTCAATAACCATCATAAACTATCTTGCGAAACTAAAACAAACTATGAATCTCGCAACGATGCGATTCGTGATGCTAAAAGAATACTGACAGAGTATCGTAGTGATAGAACACCATACAAATGTAGCTATTGCGGATATTGGCATCTTTCTACAAAATACTAATATTTATTTATGATGACAAAAACAGCACATACAGACAAAATCGCCAAGCGTCTTGAAGTTGGAGATGTTGTAATATCTTCAACAGGTAAAAAAATGAAAGTAACCACGGTAATACAAAAGGCCAATAGAACCGTTGTATTATTTGATGATGATATGGAGATTGACTTTGACCCATACTTCAGGATTGAAAAAGTTATACCTGCCAAGAAATAACACTTGACTTTTTATATTATTGTAGTCATAGTTATATCTGAAAGGATATATTATGAATGTTATCTCCCAACCAGTATTGTGCCTAAATAACTTATGGCAGGCTTTGAATACAAAGACTGTCAAGGAGGCTCTTATTTCTATGCTGGGCGGGGTTGATGGCAATAATCCGCCTGCTCTTGCCATAGATATGAACTTTCCTGTGGATGAAAATGGCAGCGTGGATTGGGATAATCCAGAATATGTTCAGCCGGTTGATTGGGAAACTTGGAAGAATCTGCCTATAAGAGATTATGATCTTGCTATACATACCTCTAATATGACTATTCGGGCTCCGCGTGTCATTATTCAGCCAAACTATAGCAAGATGCCTGTAGTTACTCCTCGTCCGACCAAAGAAAGCATTCGTAAGCGTGATGGTGGAGTATGTCAATATACGGGTCGTCAGATTTCTTGGAAAGACGGCAACATTGACCACGTTATTCCTAGAACCAAGGGTGGCAAGAATACGTTTGAGAATATGGTATGGTGTCATAAAGAAATAAACAGCAAGAAAGGTGATAAAACACCAGAGCAGGCTGGGCTAAAACTTATTCGCAAGCCAAAGGCACCAAGGGCTGTGCCAGTAAGTTCAACCATACAAATCGCACATCATCCAAGTTGGATACATTTCTTGGATAATGTTACCGAAATAAGGCAAGAAATAGCATCTTGACAACAACAATACCCTGATTTATATTATCGGGGTATTTATTTATGACCTTTTTTTATATACTTCTGGCTGCGGTATTCATTATTGAGTTGTGTCTGGCGTATTCTTGTTATAAGTTTTATCTTATGATAAAGAAGATGGACAAGACAAATAAAACTACTATAGTTGAAAATGGCAACGCCATCACAGAAACACTAAGAATAATATTTGACAATCTAAAGCGTCAAACCAGCAAGTTGGATAAACTATCAGGCAAACATACAGAATATCAATCACGATTTCATAGATTAGAACAGCACGTTCAGCGTCTTTTATCAAAGGACAAAGAACCGGTTGAACTACCAAAAGAGGAAAACAAAAATGAGCGACGAAACAACAAAGCAGATTGAGTTTGGCAAGTTGGCTATTGGCAGCAAGTTTTACTTGACTAAGCCTGTAGAATCAACTTCTGCTGTATTTACAAAGATTACATCGTCAAAAAATGATGCTGGTGTATGGTCCAATGCCAAGAATGGCTTTGGATTGACAACCTTTGTACAATACGATAAGCGTGTCTGGACTAAATCCTAAAATGCCAAGAAAAAAAGCAACAGAAACTATTGCTGCCATAACAAAGCCCAAGGGATTGTTTGATCATATCAATCATGTTCGCGAAAAGCAGGACATTGATTATTTTGACAAACTTACCGACGCCGACAAAAAGAGTTGGTCCAACTTTATGGTATGCCGTTTTCTAAGCATGCAACCTGAACTTATTGATACATTGAATCACGTACAGAAATATAGCGGCGTATTATCTCCCAAAGAGTTTTATAAGGTTCTGATTGCTTTTGTGCCAAAGCGTAAGGCATTTTATCCATATATCAAGAGCAAGAGTGAGAAGTATAATCCTGCTCTACTCACTCTGCTATCCAACCATTTTCAAGACAGCGAAAGAAATGTGCTTGAGTATATATCCATCTTGACAAAGGCTGATATTGTTGGCATTGTTGGCAAATACGGATATAACGAAAAGCAAATCAAAGAACTAATGGAGGCATAACATATGAAAGTAGCCATCAACGCATCTTATGGAGGGTTTGGTCTATCACCTGAAGCACTAAAACTATACTGCGAAAAAGCAGGCATAAGTTGTTATTTCTTCAAGTATGAATATACTACTGAACCCACGCTCAGGAGCAAACTTGTTCCTGCATATGATCTGACTGACCATGGAAAATATAGCCGCGACAATCTTGCGTTTTCTATACCAAATCCTCAAGAGCAAAAAAATCCACATGATTATCGCATAGGCGACGGGTTTACAGATGACAGAACCAATAAGTTTTTGATTGAGGCGATTGAAGAACTTGGATCAGAGGCAGCAAGTGGAAGCAGTTGTAAAATAAAAATCGTTGAAGTGCCCGACGATGTAAAATGGCATATTGCTGAATATGATGGTTGGGAATGGGTGGCAGAAGATCACCGTAAATGGGAATAAACATATGTCTAATAAAAATGTTATAGGAGTTGGAGGCGCAGCCCGCAGCGGTAAAGATACATTTGCTTCTATTGTAGAAATGAAACTACAGCAGGCTGGTTATAGCGTCAAGAAGGTCGCATTTGCTGACCCGCTAAAGCAGCATTGCGATAAGTTTTTATTGGAAAACCTTGGCATATCTGCTTTTACACAAGTTCCTGAAGAAAAAGTTCTTATTCGTCCTATGCTTGTATGGTATGGCGATGCTCAACGCAAGCGTACTAATGGCAGATACTGGATTGATCTTGCCAAGAAAACGATTGATGAATCAGACTATGACTTTTATATCGTTACGGATGTGCGATATGATGTATACGAGAAAGATGAACTATACTTCTTGAAGAATGAAACCAAAGGAGTGCTGTGTCATATCAGCAAGTATAGCATCGTTGATGGCGTAAAGAAGTTTGTATTGCCCGCCAATGACCACGAAGAAGCCAACAATCCAAAAATCAAATCCGCCGCACAACATCGGATTGAGTGGGAAGATGAAGGCAAGATGACTACTGAGGAACTATTGCTAAATCCAAAACTGAACGAACACGTAGAAAAGTTTATGAAGATCTGGATACAAAAGTTTTAGTATTTGTATTCATCGCCATCTTCTTGATCTTCATCATCTTCGTCGCCATCTTCGCCAAGTTCATTATCAAGTTCTTCACTTAGTTTGATAAAATCTTCGTGCTCTAACTCAAGTTTAGCCACGATGGAAGAAATCAAGAAAGCAAGTTCTCCCTTATCAAAGTTCATGCTCTTGATATTTTTTGAGAACTTGTTTGCGATGGCATATATCAAGTTTCTGCGTGCTGACAACTCATCATTATTGTATATGATGCCAGGTATTGGATTTTTATCGCTATGCATATCAGATAGTTTAGCCATTTCTTCTTTTAGCATCTGATTATACTCTTCATCATTCGACGCAATACTTTTGATCAAAGTTTTTAACTCATCTATGTCTTTCTTCTTTACAACCTTTGCCACCGAAAAAGTACGCAATACTCCCTTTTTCTGTAGAATGTGTGTGAATGTTTTATTATCCATATATGATATATTTTTTGTTTATGTAAATAAATATAAACTCTTTACAATTGACATCAACAATACTTGATATATACTGATTTTATGTCTATAAATGATTTTTACGCCGAACCAGTAGCAGAAGTGCCTACTGTAACTCCAACTGAAGAAAAGAAGAAGAACAAGACCGTAAGTTTTTCTCAATATGCTATGTGGCTAAAGTGCCCGCAGCAATGGAAGTTGTCGTATATAGACAAGTTGGCACCATATGAAGCCAATATCAATACTGCGTTTGGAACTGGCATTCATGAAGCATTACAAGAATATCTTAGATTGTTATATAATGTAGGCTCGTCGGCAGCAGATGAGTTTGATTGTTATGCTAAGTTCATATCAGCGTTTGATGAAGAACTAAAACAACTCAAACTGGCAACTGATGAGCAAGTATCTACATTGTCTGCTGAAGATATAGAAGAACTTGGATTGGTTACGCCATCTCAAGTAGCAGAGTTCAAGTCGGATGGCAGAACTATTCTTGACCACGTAACCAGTTATGCCATACGCAGCAAGCATTTTCCGTCAAAGAAGTATGATGTAGTGGGAATAGAACTACCGCTTGAAATACCGCTAAAGAACAATACTATAACATACAAAGGCTTTCTGGATATCGTGTTCAAGGATAAAACGACCAACAAGATACTTATTTTAGATTTCAAGACAAGTCGTCTTGGCTGGAACAAATATCAAAAGGCAGATAGAACAAAGATTGATCAACTATTGCTATATAAGAGATTTTATCATCAGGTATTCAAGGTGCCTATGTCTGATATAGAAGTTGAGTTCTTTGTAGTCAAGCGTAAGTTGCTTGAAGATGCTGAGTTTCCGCAGCAGCGTATTCAACGTATATCGCCACCAGATGGAAAGATGAACATGAAAGAAGTAGAATCTGCTTTTCTTGACTTTATAAAAAATGGTTTTGATGACAACGGCGAATATAATAAAGACGCTGTGTTTCTAAAGAATCCTGGCAAGGGCCGCAAAAACTGCAAGTATTGTATCTTCAAGACACTCAAGAACGATACCGGAGAACTTTATTGTAATGGAAAAGAAGGCTAATAGTTTTTATGCGCCGGAAAACAACCGCAGAATTTATAACGGATGCTCGCAGGGTGCACGGGGATACTTATGATTACTCTTTGGTTCAATATAGAACTGCATTTGATCGCGTAAAAATTGTATGTAAAATCCACGGCGTGTTCCAACAGTCGGCAACCAATCATTCTAGAGGAAAAGGCTGTTCAAAATGTCAACATGACAATTTACGGTTTTCATTATATGAATTTTTGGATAAAGCAAAATTAATTCACGGAGAAAAATATGATTACTCGCTGGTCAAATATAAATCTGCGGCAAGTAAGATAAAAATAATATGTAAAGTTCACGGGAAATTTGAACAAAAAGCGGTCACCCACCTCAGAGGGTTTGGGTGCAGAAAGTGTGGACATGAGAAGTTGAGTTATACGACCGACGAGTTTATTATAGAGTCCAAAAAAATACACGGTGACAGATACGACTATTCACTGGCAAAATACATCCACTCTTCAAAAAAAGTAAAAATAATATGTAAGCGACATGGGGTGGTTGAGCAACTACCAAAGGCACATTTGGCTGGATTTAATTGTTTGGAATGTAGGAAGGGAACCAAGGAAGAATTTATAAAAAATGCAATTAAACTTCACGGGGACAAATATGACTATTCCAAGGTTGAATATAAAACTAGTGCGGACAAAGTAGTAATTATATGCAAGAAACACGGTCCTTTTTTTATGACGCCGCATTCTCATTTGCGCAAAGATGGACCGAGAGGTTGTAGAAAATGTTTTGATGCCGGAATGACATCGAGAGGAGAGTCCGAGTTTTTAGATTATTGTAAAATACCTAAAAAGTTTAGAAATTTTTCAATACCATCAACGAAATATGTAGTTGATGGGCTTGATAAAAGAACAAAAACTATTTTTGAATATCTGGGAGATTATTGGCACGGCAACCCAAAAACATATGACGGTAACACAAAAATACGTTGCCGTGGTGGTCAGACCGCGTCTGAAGCATATAAAAAAACGTTTGAACGCTTTGATAAATTGAAGCTTCTGGGATACAACATTAAATATATTTGGGAAAGTGAGTGGTTACTATGGAAACGGGGCAATGTAAAAGAACCAAAAATCATAGATGCATAATTTTTATATATACGGAAAACCTAGTTTCATATATATGTATATAGAGAAATCTAACAATCATATATATGAAACTAAAAACTAGCCACGAAACATCATTCACTTCTGTACACCTGTTCAAGGACAAATATACTGCTTTCAAGGAAGCAGGTGTATCAAGCGGAATGACGCTGCAAAAACTCGTAAATCGCTGTGTATATCTTTATATCAACGATCCAGAGTTCAGAAAGAAGCTCAACGAAGAAAATTCTTTACAAATCAGCGGTTCTGCATTTTAAATAATTTGACATAACGCAGATTTAAAACATAATACAAGGTTATATATGGTAAATAGTTATATTCCTCAGAAGGACAGAAAGAAGATTATACTGCTTTGCGATGACCTGAGAATGCATTCTGGTATTGCTACAATGGCAAGAGAGTTTGTTACAGGCTTGGCAGGCAAATACAACTGGGTACAAATGGCAGGTAGCGTTACGCATCCTGAAAAAGGCAAGATAATGAATCTTGACCAAGCCACCAACCAAGTTGCTGGCATAGACGACGCATACGTTCGCCTATATCCGGTTGATGGTTATGGCGACGCCAATCTTCTAAACGAAGTTATTAAGATGGAAAAGCCTGATGCGCTGCTTCATTTTACTGATCCGCGTTTTTGGATCTGGTTATATCAAATCGAGCGTGAATTGCGTCAGAAGATTCCAATCGGGTTCTATAGCATCTGGGACGATCTTCCATATCCTATGTATAATCGTCCATATTATGAATCGTGCGATTGGATTGGTTGTATCAGCAAGCAGACAGAAAATATCGTAAAGAATATTCTTGGAACTACACTAAATAATCCTACAACTGTATCGTATGTACCGCACGGCATCAATCGCAAGATGTTTAGACCGTTGACCACAGATGCTGAACTAAGTGAACTGCAACTAATACGCAGACAGTATTTCAAGAAGGACTATAAGTTTGTAATATTCTATAACAATAGAAATATTCGTCGTAAGCAAACCAGTACAATAATGCTTGCCTACAGAGCATTCTGCGACAATCTACCAAAAGAAGAAGCAGCAAAGTGCGTATTGTTTCTACATACACACCCAGTAGATGAAGCAGGCACTGATTTGCCCGCGTGTAAGCAGGCATTTTGCCCGAACTATGATGTGATATTCAGCGTTGAAAAGGTTCTACCAGAAAGAATGAATCAACTCTACAACATGGCAGATGTGACGGTAAATCTTTCCGACAACGAGGGATTTGGTATTGCTACTGCGGAGAGTGTAATGGCGGGTACTCCAATCATCGTTACGGTTACGGGAGGACTTCAGGACCAGTGCGGATTTACAGACGATGCCGGAAATCCTGTCCAATTTGAAAATGGATGGGGAACTAATGCCGATGGTAGATATAAGAAACACGGTAGATGGGTTACACCAATCTTTCCGGGTGCAAGAATGATGCAAGGTAGTATTCCTACTCCATATATTCTTGCCGATTATGCCAAGTGGGAAGATTGTGCTGAAGCATTTATGTATTGGTATTTGACCAGCAAGGAAAAGCGCCGTGAGTATGCACTGGAAGGTAGAGAATGGATGTGCGGAGTTGGTGGACTAAGTGCAGAAAGCATGTGTGAAAAAATGGCATCTGGCTTAGAAAATATGATGGCAAACTGGAAAGGTCGCGAAAGATTTAATCTTCATCGTCACGACGAATATGTTGGGCACAACATGCCAAATAACAGTCTTGGATTTCCAATTCCAAAGATCAACAAGGATGAAGTACTAAAAAAATATAACAAATAAGGAACATTATGGCTAAAGCATTGACTAAAGAAGAAGCAAAGACAAAAATCTACGAACTTGCCAAGCAACTTCGTGAAATCGAAATGGAAAAGCGAGTTGTTATGACTGACTTCAAAGATCGCATCAACGATGTTAAATCTGAGATGGAAGCTATTATTCAAGAACAAGAAGGTCAAAACACGCCGGGTACAGCACCATAACAAACAAAAGGTTATATAAATGAGTAACGAAATTAAACCAGTATGTGTCATACAAGGTCCAATAGCATCGCGCTCTGGATATGGCGACCATTGCTTCGCATTAGCGGCTGACATTATCAAGTATGATAAGTTCGACGTTAAGATCGTACCAATGCGATGGGGAGTATGCCCCAATACCATGTTGGACGACGAAAGCCGTCCTATGGTTAGAGAAATCAAGAATAGAATATTGACCACACAACTAACTGCACAACCCGAATTGTTTGTGCAAGTATCCATTCCAAACGAATTCCAGCCACGAGGAAAATATAATATCGGAGTGACGGCGGGTATTGAAAGTACTGTACCAAAACCAGAGTGGTTGGAAGGTCTTAATAGAATGAACTTGAATATCGTTCCTTCTAATTTTGCCAAAGAAGTATTTGTAAAAACTGTTTATGACCGCAGAGACGAAAGAACTGGGGTAGTAGAGAAAATTCAACTTAATAAACCGATTGAAGTTGTATTCGAGGGGGTAGATACAAGTATTTACAAGAAAACGAACGAACCGTCCGAAGAAATAGATTCTGCACTAAATGCAATACCAGAAACATTCTGCTATCTGTTCGTAGGACATTGGATTCAAGGCGACCTTGGCGCAGACAGAAAAGATGTCGGAATGCTTGTAAAGATATTTAGTGAAGTATTTAAGAACAAGAAAAATGCACCAGCGTTGATTCTCAAGACTAGCGGGGCAACATTCTCGAAGATAGATAAAACCGAAATACTTAAAAAAATAAACGACATTCGTGCGCCTATATCTGGAACTCTTCCTAATATATACCTAATACACGGTGAACTGACTACTACAGAGTTGAATCGTTTATATAATCATCCAAAGGTAAAAGCTCACGTAAGCCTTACGCACGGTGAAGGATTTGGAAGACCGTTGCTAGAGGCAACTCTAAGCGGAAAACCGCTACTTACTACTAATTGGAGTGGTCACGTAGATTTTCTTCCAGAGAATCTTGCAAACTTGTTACCTGGTACAATGGTAAACGTACCTCCAAGTGCGTGCAACGAATGGCTGGTAAAAGAAGGTCAGTGGTTTAATGCAAACTACAGCGTTGCTGCACAGAAGTTGGAAGATATATACACAAACTATATAAACTATATTCCAAACGCCGAAAAACTGCGTGTTCAAAATGCAGAAAAGTTTAGTCTTGAAGCTGCTGGGAAAGTACTAGTAGATGTGTTAGACAAACATCTTCCCGTCTTCGAAAAGAAGGTAGGAATTACGCTTCCAAAATTCAAAAAAATAACTCCGACGACATCGTGAAAATAAGTTATTTGGTTACATGTAAGAATGAGACTGTTGAGCTTCTTGGGTTAGTTGAGAGGCTCAACACTCACATCGAGTCAAATGCTTCTAGCGACGAAGTTGTTATTCTCGATGATTTTTCCGACAACGAGGATACCAAAAAGATACTCGAAAAAGGAAAAAGCTACGGATTTAGTGTAATTCAACACGCGCTAAATAAAAACTTCGCAGAACATAAAAATTATGGTAGCAAGCGTTGTGTTGGAGATTATATTGTTCAGCTTGACGCAGACGAGTATCTGCGGCCCGAACTGTTGCAAAATATGCAAGAGTTGATAAAATCAAACCCAAAAGTTGAATTATATAGAGTCCCGAGAGTAAATATTGTACGAGGAGCAACTCAGCAAGATGCCGCGATGTGGGGATGGCATCTTAGTACATTACCGGAATATTTTGGCAATGAACCAATAATAAATTGGAATCACGGCGATTATCAATCTCGTATATACAAAAATAGTCTAAAGATACAATGGCAAAAGCCACTACACGAAACTGTGATGGGTGCGGAATATGTCACCATGCTTCCAAAAGAAGTAGATTGGGCTATCATTCATGATAAAACAATAGACAGGCAACGTGCGCAAAACTTGTTTTATAACCAAAACTGGTCTAAACAAGCCAACATGGGACAAGGATAAATTATGAAAATATCAGTAATAGGACACGGACATTTGGCATATATAACTGCCGCTTGTATGGAACAATTTCATCAAGTAAATGTTGATGATTCTAAGGTTGGAGATAGTGACGTTATTTGGGTTTGCTATGACACGCCGGTTGATAAAGACGGAAAGCCAGATTCAAAAATTATATTTGAATGGTTGGGAAGAGTACTTCCATTTGCCAAAAATAATGCTATTGCTTTGATATCCACCCAAGTTCCAGTTGGAACGTGCAGAATGCTGGAGAACGTATATACAGATATCAGAATTGCCTGTTCTCCAGAAAATCTAAGGCGAGGTAGAGCAATAAATGATTTTCTGAACCCAGAACGAATTGTTGTTGGATGCGATAGATTCTCAAAAGATGTACTTACCGAATTGTTTCGTCCATTGTCTTCCGATATAATTTGGATGAGTTTGGAGTCTGCTGAAATGGTAAAACACGCATTGAATTCATATTTGGCGATGTCTATTGCATTTATAAATGAAATAGATAAAGTTGCAAAGGCGGTGGGAGCAAATTCGTCAGATATAACCGCAGGATTGCAAACAGATAAACGTATAGGTAAGTTGTCTTATCTAAAAGCTGGTGGACCATATACCAATGACACACTCGGAAGAGAAATACACAATCTGATTCAATTGGACCAAAAATACAATCTTGGCCTGTCTCTCATTCCATCAATTAAGAAATCGAACGATGAACATTCTAATAACAGGTAATACTTTTGGTATTGGAAAGATGCTATCTGATAGGTTTGAGAAAAATGGACACAATGTCTATGGTCTTTCTCGTTCTTCAAAATATCCTTGCGATGTATCAAATATAGAAGAAGTACGTGGATGGGCTAACTACTTTCTTGATTGCGATGTTTATTTTGATGCAATCATTACGTGTGCTGGGACGCAGGGTGAACTGGGTAAAGTATCAAAGACAAATCCGGAAAATTGGTCACAAACAATAAGAATAAACTTGGACGGAACATATAATGTTTTGAGAGAATTTTATCCATTGATGCGCACCGACAAGCGGCAAAAGATAGTATGTATGGCTGGAGGTGGTGCCGGAAATGGCAGAGCATATTTTTCTGCATACGCAGTAGCAAAAACTGCTGTAGTTAGGTTGGTAGAAACGATGGCCTTGGAAGAGCCGACCTTGGATATTAATGCTGTAGCTCCTGGTGCAATAAAAACTGGAATTGTGGACGGGCCAATAAATGCGGGACCAGAAATAATCGGCATTCAAGAGTATGAAAAGGCAAAGCGCCAAAGTGAAAATGGAGACGACCCAGAACCTGCAATGCAACTAGTAGAATGGTTGATTTCTGAAAAAAGTGATGGAGTTTCTGGTAAATTCATAAGTGCAAAATGGGATGACTGGAAAAACCTTAAGAATTTGTCTCCAGAAATGCATACGCTTCGGAGAATCGTACCATGAAAATAGCAGTACACGTAAAACAACTGGACCAAAGAGGCTGTGGCACGGTTGCCTATGACTATTCCGCCGGTATAAGAGACCATCTTGGGATTGAGCCCGTAATCATAAGTTCTAGACCGGAATCAACATCTCCCATAGAAAAATATACAGAATTCAAGTGTGAGCTATATGAAAGTGAGTCGGAAATTCCATATATAATTGATAAAGAAAATATAGACTTATTTTATACTGCAAAAGCTGGTGGAAGAAGCGAAGGATTGCTTCCAACGAATTGTAAAAATGCTATACATTGTATTTTTAGCATGGAGGAACCTCACGGCGACGTATATGCTGGAGTTAGTGAATGGTTGGCAAAAAGGTTTGATAGAAAAGAATGGGTTCCTCATATGGTAAATTTGCCCGACACCAATGAAACGCTCCACGAAGAACTAGGAATTCCAATGGATGCGTTTGTTGTCGGCAGATTGGGTGGAAGTAAGCAATTTGATTTAATATTTGCAAAGCAGGCGTTGATGTATGCACTACAAAATAGAAAAGATATGTGGGCAATATTCTTGAACACGGAAAAGTTTGTAGAACATCCGCGTGTAAAGTTCTTACCGTATAATCCAAGTAATTTTTATAAAACAAAATTTATTAACACTTGTGATGCGATGTTGCACGCAAGATCTGATGGAGAAACATTCGGACTAGCGGTTGCGGAATTTTCTTCAAGAAATAAGCCAATTTTTACTTACGATGCTCCTTATTGGTGGTATATGAGAGCACATATAGATATCTTGGGAGAAAAAGCTCTGCTATACAAAGATGGAAACGATTTGATTGCATATTTAATGCAGATAGATAAAAATTATGTGAAAGATGTGAATTGGGATTGTTATTCAACCAAGTTCTCCCCAAAAAATGTAATGAAACAGTTTAAACAAGTATTCATAGATAATGAAAATAGCATTTCATAGCGAACAATTGGGATACAGAGGTACAGAAGTTGCCATGTACGATTATGCAAAATATAACGAAGAAATATTGGGCAATCAATCGATCATAATCGCACACTCTGAACCGTCGAAGCTTTCTGCGTACAATAAATTTAAAACTAGGTTTAAAGTTGAACTGTATGATGATTTTTCAAATGTAGATAAGATATGTGAAAAAAATAAAGTAGATTTATTTTACATAACAAAATCTGGAGAAAACGACAAAAAAATTTGCAAATCATGCAAAACCGCCGTGCACGCAGTTTTTCCGGCGAAAGAACCTCACGGAGAAGTGTACGCATATATTTCGGAATGGCTATCCAACTTTTGCTACAGAGGAAATATGCCTTATGTCCCGTATATGGTAGAAAAGAATCCGGAGAACAGAAATTTACGAGGAACCCTTGGTATTCCGAACGATTCGTTTGTATTTGGATATCATGGAGGCGCTGATAGTTTTGACATTAAATTTGTACAAGAATCTGTGTATGAATGTGCACGAAAAAATAAAAATACATACTTTCTGTTTGTTGGTGCTAGACCGTTTTGTAAAAATTTGCCTAATATAATTCATTTTCCATTTACATATGATATGTCAATCAAGGGAATGTTTATTAACACTTGTGATGCCATGATACACGCCAGACACAGAGGAGAAACTTTTGGACTTGCCATAGCAGAGTTTTCTTGTGCAAATAAACCAGTTATAACATATTTTGATAGCAGAGAACGACAGCATATAGAAATATTAAGAGATGCTGGAATATATTATTCTAACAAAGAACAAATAGATTATATATTCGAAAATATTAAAAATATAATTGACCCCAAGGTAAATTATGATGTATATTCAGAAAGATACTCTCCTCGGAATGTAATGAATAAGTTTAACGAAGTTTTTATAAAATAATATGCCAGCAATAACAGATACAGTACACGGTAAGTTTATGGTCTTGCCCAACGATGCTCTTGGACAAGCACTGATTCAAAAAAATGATTTTGAGCCGCATTTCTATAATGTAGCAAAAAATGTAATAAAATTTGGCGATATTTGTTTAGACTGTGGTGCCAATCTTGGATATCATACAATAACAATGGCAAAATTGGCAGGAAGTAGTGGGAAAGTGATATCATTCGAGCCATTGCGAGTAATATATCAACAGCTATGTGGTAATGTATTCATAAACGACCTTAGAAATGTATTTTGTTTCAATGTGGCATTAGGAAATGAAAATAAAATGATTCAAATGGACTATGTTGATGTGGATAGACCACAGGGAATCAATATAGGAGCAACTAAAGTCGGTGTTGGTGGTGATATGGTAGAAATGATAAAAATTGATAATGTCATAAATTCCGGAGCTTCTTTCGTGAAAATAGATGTACAAGGTTCTGAAATCTTTTTGTTAGAGGGTGCAGACACAATGATTCGCAATTCTAGACCAATAATGTTTATAGAAGTGGAAAACCAGTGGCTGAATTCATTTGGAAAAAACTCTGAAATGCTATTGAACAAAATATTGTCGCTGGGGTATGTATTGGTAAGAATTAATACAGAATATCCCTGCGATCACGTTGCTATACCGAGAGAGAAAATGGGAGACATTGATGAAATAATGAAAGATGTTGGACATCCTGTAGACATTATAGATGCAAAATCTGTGTCGTTGAAGTTTGAACGAACCGATTGGCAAAGAGATATCAACTACAGCAGCTACACCATAAACAACTAATATGAAGAAAATAACTACGATTATAAACTACTGCACAAACGATTATGTGTTTCTTAAACCGTGCGTAGACGCTGCACTCAAGGTTTCTCACAAAGTCATCGTTCCATTCTGCACTCATTTTCACGATGGAACTGAACAGGACCGAGCATTATTGCTTAGATCGGCGGGAGAAAATCCAGATGCCGAGTTTATTGAATTCGATTATTGTAGCACAGAAAGTTCTCGTTGGCATTGTAATATTTCACGTAAGATAGGAATAGAAGTTGCCCCAGATGACACAGATTATTTTATGTTTCTTGATACAGACGAAATAATTGTGCCGGAAGAATTCAACGCTTGGTGGACAGAGCAGCAGAGCGGACCTCTAATGAGTTATAAGTTGGCAAATTATTTCTATTTCAGAGATTTCAAGTATCAATGCAAAGATTGGCAAGATTCTATCGCGCTCGTAGAAAAAGGTACATACACTGCCGACCAGTTCATAATGCACGAAAATGAACGTTCTGGCGTATTTGACTATGTGCCATACGACAGCAAAGCACGAAATGTTACATACAAAGGAAAGCCGTTCATTCATCACTACTCTTGGGTGAGATCCAAAGAAACTATGTTAAAGAAGGTAAGTTGCTGGAGTCATAACAAGGACAAGGACTGGACAGCACTCGTGCATCAAGAGTTTTCTGAGCCATTCCGTGGAAAAGATGTTATTTTTGGGTTCGAGTATAATACCGTAGAACCTTATCTAAACTTAAAGATAGAATGAAAATAAAAATATTTGCCAGACACTGCAAGTTCTCCAGCAATTCTGCCAACAAAGAAAGACCATCCTTCTTTAGTAGGGAAGGATGCTTTAATAGTTTTCTTAATACTATAGATGAGCACTGCGAACTCAATGTATGCTTTGATGGTGTTCTTTCTGGAAGCGGACATTTCTTGGAAAATGAAAAATACAAGGGAAAGTTCAATTTATATGAAAAAACAGGTGGCAGCGACGCCCAAAGCTTCTTGAATCTACTGGATACAGCTATCGCATCCGACTTTTCCGACGAAGACATATTATATTTTGTAGAGGATGATTATTTACACAATGTTGGTTGGCCAAAAATATTGAGAGAAGGATTTAAATATATTGACGTGGATTACATAACATTATACGATCATAACGATAAATATTTTTATGAAATGTATGAAGACTTGGTATCAAAGGTTGGATGCACGCCCAGCGCTCATTGGCGCACGATACCAAATACTACCAACACATATGCGTGCAAAGGAAGTACGTTGCGAAGAGATTTCGCCATACACGTAAAATACTGCGATATCCAGAAAGGATTAACTAGAGATTTTGATAAATTCAGACATCTTGCAAAAGAAGGAAAAACTCTAATAAATTCTATACCTGGATATTCTACTCACTGCGAACCAAAATATATGAGTCCAGTAGTAAATTGGGAAGAAGTATATAATAAAACCTGCAATTATTTTTAAATTTATGGAAAACAATCAAAAAGAAGATATTTCTAAATTCATAGAAAGCATGACATCCAAATATGGATTTGTGCCAAAGTTTGCTCACAATATAGTGGCAAAAGACAAAAAGAAGGTATACTATTCAGGTCCATACTTTGATAACAGCGAACTGGTAGCTGCCATAGAAACACTGTTATTTGGAAAGTGGTCTTCTTCCGGAGAAACTTGTGCAAGATTTGAAAGAGAGTTCGGAAGACATATCAATAACAAGTTTTCATTCTTCTGCAATAGCGGATCGAGTGCCAACTTATTGCTTATTGCGGCGTGCAAGGAATATTTTGGATGGAAAGATGGGGATGAGATCATTGTTTCTGCGGTAGGATTTCCAACCACCGTATCTGCAATTGTACATAATAATCTAAAGCCCGTATTTATAGACATTGAATGGTCTACATTGAATTTTGATTTGGTAAAGATCGAAGAAAAGATAACTGAAAAAACCAAGGCAGTATTTTTGAGTCCAGTATTGGGAAATCCTCCTGACATGGATGAAATGCTTGCTATTACTAAAAAGCATAACCTGAGACTCCTTTTGGATAATTGCGATTCTCTCGGTTCCAAGTGGCGCGGAAAATATCTAAACGAATACGCCATAGCTTCCAGTTGTTCTTTTTATCCAGCACACGAAATAACAACACTTGAAGGTGGAATGGTATCCTCGGATATACAGGAAATTGTTGACTTGGCCAGAAGCTTTGGTACTTGGGGTAGAGATTGCTATTGCGTGGGGGCAGCAAACTTGCTGTGCAATGGTTCGTGTAATAAGAGATTCTCAAACTGGCTACCAGAGTTCCCAGAGCTTATCATCGACCACAAATATGTATTCAACAGAATTGGTTGGAACCTGAAACCATTGGACCTACAAGCTGCTATAGGTTTGGAGCAGTTGAAGAAACTTGATTATATCTGTAAGACAAGACAATCTAATAAGGATGCAATACAATCTACATTGAAGAAATATGTTGACGGTTTGAATTTTCCAAACACATTCGCCGAAACAGATTGGGTTCCTTTTGGTGTCCCAATTATTTGCAGAGATAGAAAGCAAAAAGAAACGCTTGTTGCATTCTTGGAAAAGAATGGGGTACAGACGAGAAACTATTTTGCTGGAAACCTGCTCGTGCATAATGGATACAAACATCTTGACGACTATAAGAAATACCCAGAATCAAATAAAGTTCTTGATCTTGTATTCTTCGTGGGATGTGCACCAACAATATCGTCGGACAATCTAAATCATATCGAAACTGTATTATCAACATGGACGAACTAACAATATTTGGCGGTTCAGGATTTGTTGGCAGTAATTTTGCCAAACTATATCCACAAAAAAGCATAATAATGCCTCGTGATGAAAATTGGTCTGAGAATATGAGAGATGTGCTATATCTTATTAGCACCACTCACAACTATCATTTATTCGACGATCTCCATAAGGATATCAATACTAATCTAAATAAGCTAATGGATGTATTGCCAAATGTTCAAGGCACATTCAACTTTGTAAGTAGTTGGTTTGTATATGGTGAGGGGTATACCAAGTATCGCCCAGCCAAAGAAGGAGATCCGTGCAATCCCAAGGGATTTTATTCAATAACTAAAAAAACCGCCGAAGATCTGACAGAATCGTTTTGCCGCACATTCCACAGAAATTATAGAATATTACGTTTGTGTAATGTAATTGGCGGAGATGTTGGTGCAGGAAAAAAGAAAAACGCACTGGAGTATCTCATCGGAAACATTGTCAGAAACGATCCAGTAAGCATATACAAGGGCGACAATTACAGAAACTTTATGCACGTTGAAGATGTATGTGCGGCCATAAACTTGGCGACATATAGTGGAAAGTTTAATGAAATATATAACATAGGCGCGGAAGAAAGTATAAAGCTGATAGATATTCTAGACTATGTAATCAAAAAGACTGGCTCAACGAGTAAAATAACATATGTTGACGTACCAGAGTTTCATCAAATAGTTCAAGCGCCGAACTTCTTTATGGATTGTGAAAAGATAAGAAATCTTGGCTTTCGTCAAAAATACAATATATTCCAAGCGGTGGATAAAATACTTGAAAAACTATGAACATAGCAATGTTATGGCACGGAGATGAAAGTCAACCGGAGGACTATTGGAATTGCCCTCTCGGACTTTCATTTGCTTTCAAACGGTTGGGACATAATGTAGATGTATATAAGTTTGATGCTGGCAATTGTAATTTGGATAGATTGTATCCTAATGCAGATAAATATGATTTCATAGGTGCTTTTTGGCCTTGGGCATCACCTTCTCTAGATATCTCTCTAAAGAAACTAAAAACTATCAGTAAAACAAAACTAATACTTGATATGGGAGACGAGCCACAAACATTTGGGCAAGGATTTGAAAGAGCAAAAATAGCGGATGCGATATATACACCGGACGCGAGATGTTGTGCAAGATACAAGGAGATGGGATTTAAAAACGTATATTGGCTCAACCATTGGGGAGATGAGTTTTTATTCAAATATAAAGAAGAAGTGCCAAGGAAAAACGTATGTATCACAACCTGTGGAGATAGACCCGGCGTTGATTATATTCAATCTGCTCTTGGAGATAAGTTCATAAACAAAAAAATACCTGCTCAAGAAAATACATCATTTTATAATTCTGGTACTATAGCGTTTCAGTATGCCAGATATGACGAAGTAACTCGTAGATTATTTGAAGCAGGCGGCTGCAAACTTGCCGTAGTTACAAATAGAATATCTACATCCACAGGGATATATGATCTTTTCGTGGACGGTAGAGACATAATGTATTATTCTAACCCAAAAGAAGCCGTCGAGAAAATAGAATATTTACTGAACAATGAATATGTTCGTGAAACTTTATCGGAAAGAATATATAGTAAAGTAAATGTATACCATCGTGCAGAAACTCGTGCTCAACAAATTATCAACATCCTATGAAAACAAAAATATGTGTAAATAACTTTGGCAAAACTCAATTACAGTATTTGGACCAAGTACTAAAAGAATACCGATCCATGAAAAAATATAAAGCGGACATAACTATACACACGACGGTTCCGCTGATGAAGGAAAAGCAGGTCATACACCCTGAAGAAATTACACAAGGATTGCCCTATCCTTGTAGGTGGGAAATGGCAGATGCCATAGACGATTTTGATTTGTTTATATACACGGAAAATGACATCCTTATCACCGAAGATAATTTAGATGCATTTTTGGAATATAACTACACGCTGCCAGATAATCAAGTTGCTGGATTTTTATTGTATGAGCAGAAAGAGGACAAAAAAATTATAGTAAATTTGTGCGAATATTATGGCCCAATGGTTCAAAAAGCATACGAGAAAAAATGGGTAGCTGCCAACCAACACCAAGCTTGTTGGGTACTAACACGAAAACAACTTCGTAGGGCAATAGATAGTGGAGGATTTTTAGTTCAGGCACATTGGGGACCGTATGGTATCATAGAACAAGGAGCTACCGATCCTTATACACAGTGTAGTCTGGAAAAAGTATATCCATATGACCTAAAAATGCTAGAACGATTGCTGATTAGACATCTTCCATTAAAATATGCATTGAAAGAAATCTTTTTAAAGCACGGAATGACATTTAATTAATTGACAGATTAGTTAAATGCTCTATCATATTAAAAATGACTTCTAAGCCTAAAAAAAGTTTATATTTTTATTTGATGGTTGTATTTTCCATCATTGGCCTGCCACTAATGGTTATGTCTTTGTTCTATATAAAGGACGCTATACTGAATGACACTTGGCGTACTAATATTGTAACAACTATACAAGTAGCGGCAATCATCGCAGCCGAATTTATGATTATATCCGAGGCAATGAAACACAGAGAAGGATATACTACTGTGACCACTACAAAATACAACTTGTTTAAGTGTAGAGAGAGTGGCACAGAAGAATCGTTTATGATGTTTGCGGATGACGAAGAAGAACTTGAACTATTCTTTAGCATTACAGCGCCAGACAAAAAGTTCTTTATAGAACCCGCCGAGATGTCTGGTAAAAGTATCAAAATGAAAATATTCAATGGAGGAACCAGTTATGGGTAAAACCGCCGCAATTATTCTAAATCATAATATGCCAGACTATACAGATATGCTGTATGAGTCTCTAAAGCCGTATGAAAGAGACGATTATGAGTTGTTTGTATTAGATAACGCATCTAAACCTGAAGGTAGAAGTAAATATACTTCATTTCAGTTGGAAACAAACGTATATTTTGGCGGTGGATTGAATGCCTCGATGGAGTTTGTAAAAGAAAATCCGCAATATGATTCTTTATTGTTTCTTAGTAACGACCTTACAGTTCATCCATACAATTTTGTTAAAACATTACGCGAAGAAATGTTTAAGCTGGTGTATCTAGAGTTTCCGGTAGCGTACACCGATATAGAATACGATATAGTTGCTCCATCTTTTTACAACATAGAGCCAAACCAACAATGTCATTGGAAAGGAATGCATAGCAGATGTTCTAAGGAAATAAGACAAGTTGTATATTCTGATTTTCAATGTCCTCTAATTTCTCGCAGATTGATTGAGGCGGTTGGAAGTATAGATTCGGACCTTATGTATGGATGGGGACCAGATTGGCTGTTTGCTCTGACCGCTAAAAAACTTGGATATAAGATTGGTGTAGTTGATAGAGCCTGTATTCTACATCATAATTCTCTCACGGTAAAAAGAGGTGTGGCTGGATTGGATATTCCAACATATTGTCGCCTTGCTGAAACTGGAATGAAGAATTTCTTTGTAAAAACAAATATGTACAACGATTATATGGCTCTTAGAGCAGAGGCAGAAAAATATGAAATAAAATAAGTATTTATACGACGTTTTATGTCACAACGCTATATTTATAGTTGATGAATACTATATGGGACGAAAGAAACTACACAGAACAAGAGAAGAGTTGCTTGAGCAGCAACGCCAGCGATCCAAGCGGTTCTATGAAAGAAATAAGAAGCGGCTCAATGATGAACGCATGGCACGCTATTGGAAGTCTAAATTGGATGTATAAACTTTGCTACAATGGAGAGACTGGCGAATATCTTGGAGACAACAAGTCCCACGTAGTATATCTATGGACAGAAACAAGAGATGGGGTGGAGTATCCTTGTTATGTTGGACAGACATATCAAAAAATAAAAAGCAGATGTATTTCGCATATAAGAAAGCAAAAAGCCTATTTGTTTCAACGAAAATTGAGGAAATATCCGAAAAGGTTCAAATGTTATATTTTAGAGCATAATACCGACATTGGTAGATTGAATGAACTGGAAAGATTTTATATAAAAATGTTTAGCACATTTGTAAATGACAACCCGCTAGGATACAATCTTACCGACGGAGGAAATAACGCAAAGCAATCTATAGAGTCCAGAGCAAAACGCTCTAAAAAGTTGAAAGGACGAATTTTTTCCGAAGAAAGTAAGAAAAAAATGTCAGACTCGCAGAAAAAAGTAAGCAGAGATTGGGTTATTACAGATGAAACTAGAGAAAAATTATCCGCAGCAATGACTGGTAGGAAATGGACAGATGAAATGCGACGAAACATGTCAAATTCAATAAAAGGAAGGAAATTATCCCCAGAATGGATAAAAAATATGGCATTGTCTAGAATGGGCAAGAAGAGAAAGCCACATAGCGAAGAAACAAAGCGAAAATTATCTTTGGCCACGAAAATACAATTCGGAACAGCCACAGAAAGTGAAATAAAAGAATATAAATTAGGAAAAAAGAACAATGAGTAAATTTACATGGGTCTTGAACACATATAAAAGTTTGCCTTACTTACGGCTCGCCGTGGAGTCCATAAGAGACAACTCTTTTTATAAAAACCAACCAATAATTGTATTTTGTGAGAATGACGAGGAAACCTACGAATGGTTGAAACAGCAACCGGATATTGAAACTATATATGAAAGAAATGAAGTTCCAAGAGGAATTGGTGGAGGTGTAAATGTTGCGGTGTCAAAAGTAAAAACTGACATATTTTCTTTGATACACTCGGACATGTATATATCAAAAAAATACGATGCTCCGCTGTATGATCTTGTTTCAAGCACAGAAAAACCGTTAGTTGCTTGTGCTTGGCGTCTGGAACCCAACATATTCAATAACGAAGATAGGGTTGGAACAATGTTTGCCCCAGTAAATGGTGGGTTTGGTGTATATCATCACGATTTTCTAAAAGAGGAGTTTTTATATTGGGCCGATCATTTCGTACAATCTCCAAACCCATCTGGTTTTAGAAAAGTAGAAGGCGTATCATATATGATGCGAACCAAGTATTTTATGAAAAATTCAGATGCTTGGCGTCCCACATCTTATGAAGACCACGACCAGAGTGTAAGAATGCAACTCGAAGGATACGACTTTGTGGTTACTTCAAAAGCACTTGTATGGCACTTTGGAGCACGCAGCAGTCATTTTCTTGGGCAACACGACAAACTACTGGGGACATCTGACCGCCAAAGGATAACAGAGTCACGAAATTATCACCGATGGCTAAAAATTTGGGGGGAAAGTCCAAAATTTGACTCGTTGGGATTTATCCAAGTAACTGATAATATGCGTGAAATATACAAGAAAAACAGAGATAAATATTTAGTCGGGGACTACGAAGAAATAATAAAATAAAATAACTATTTTTATGACGTTTTATTCTATGACGTTATATTTATAGGAGTATGAACAAATGGGACGAAAAAAATTACATAAGACAAAAGACGAACTCCTTGAGCAGCAACGAGCAAGAGCCAAGCGATATTACGATAAGCATAAAGAGCGACTCAACGCAGCCGCTATGGAAAGATACTGGAGGAATAAAAATGTGGAGAAGAAGCTGTCCTGAATGCAACAAGGATATATGGACAAAGAGTAAATGTTTGATAAAATCTAAATGTCTATGTCAAGAATGTGGATATAAATTAAATAGCCGACGAACCAAAGTTGTATATACCGAAGAAGAACTGTCGAGAAAATGTCCGAAGTGTAGATGTCAAATATTTTATAAAGAAATAAAAGCAAAGCGTGTGGCTGACAGAAAAATGACGGTATGTAAGTCGTGCCAATCAAATCAAACTTCCGAAGCATATAAGGGAAAATCGTTTGAAGAACGGCTTGGTAAGAACAAAGCAAAAATTGTAAAACGTAAAATATCACAGAGCAACAAGGGAAGGATTTTTTCACAAAGCACGCGGCAACTGATAAGCGGACATAGAAAAGAATATTACAAGAAAAATCCTTTCGCTGCATCTGGGAAGAACAATCCGATGCACGGAATACACAGATACGGAAAAAATAATCCGAATTACAGACAAAATTGGTCGGAGGAACGCAAAGATGCAGCAAGAGTATCATCATCTATACCACACAGATATAATAAAAATGCTTGTTTATATTTGAATAAATTGTCCGAAGAAATGGGGTGGAATTTACAGCACGCGGAAAACGGGGGAGAATGTTTGATAAAAAGATATTTTGTGGACGGATATGATAAGGAACGAAATATTGTAGTGGAGTATGATGAGAGACATCATTATAGTGGAGGAAAACTAAAACAAAAAGATATTGACAGAATGAACAAAATCATACAGTATACTGGCTGTAGATTTTACAGATACAACGAGAGAACAAAAGAACTAAAATTATATGACAGAAGCTGCTAAAAAATATTTTGAGTTGTATTATAAACTACAACGCTGCATTGATGAAGGCGAGAAGGATGGTTTGCTTGCCAACAAGACGCGAAAAGAAATGTATAGAGTATACAACGAAATGACTGAAAAAGAACAACAACTACTTGATGTAGTTGGTATAGAACACGGAAAAACATGAAAATATCATACTGCCTGCCAACAAAAAACAACCTTAGATATTTGAAGGGTTCTATACAATCTATCAAGGAGAACTCTATACTTCAATATGAAATAGTTGTGTATATTGATGCCGATAATGACGGCACAGAAGAATGGCTGAAGTATAATGCTCCCGAAGTAAAATATACCAAGAACACTTCAAGTGAGTATAAAGGTATTGCTTATGGATATAATCGCTGTATAGAACAATCTACATCAGATGTTGTATGTATGTTTCACGCTGATATGTATATGGGCAAGGGATTTGATGTTAATCTAATAAAGCATCTAAAGGCAGATACTGTTGTGGCGGCTACTAGAATAGAACCCCCATTACATCCAGCGGGAAAGGAAAAGATAGTAGAGCACTTTGGAATGTATCCTGAAGATTTCAAGAAGAGCGAGTTTGATGCTTATGTCGCAAACTTGAATGTCAAAAACAAGGATGCTATTACCAACGGAATATTTGCACCGTGGCTGACATACAAGAAGACATTGACAGATATTGGTATGCACGATGAAACGCTGCATTCATATTATGAAGACTCTGATATATTCCAGAGAATGATATTGAGTGGATGTAAAATGATACAATCGTGGGATGCTCTTGTATATCATTTTACTTGTAGAGGCGGGCAGTTTCAAGATGGCGTTGAAAAGCAAACACAAGATCCGAAGTTTCATGCTATGCGAAATCGTTCTGCCAGATATTATATGAGAAAGTGGCAGAGTTGGATTCAGAATAATCAATACCAACATCCAATCATATCAAAGAAACTGAATATTGGATTTGTAGTTACAGATGTTACCGATGAAAACTTTATTTATCATATAGAGCCATATGCTACGCACATCTATATCAACAACTCTATATTGGCAGAACGATATATAGCCAGAGAACAGCCAAATTCTACCGTAGATTTAAGAACTCGTATATTCAATCACGATTATATTGAACAAAACAAAAACAATATGCTATTGTATTTTTCACAGAAGGATTTTATCGCTAACAATCCTATGGAAAATATGAGCATCATACAAAATCTTGGTACGATAATATCGGAAGGGTATGAGCCAGATTCGGAAATGATGCTTGGGATATTTAAACTGAAAACGATTGGAGAATTAAAGGACATTACACCGTCGCTGATTAAGTTATGAGCAATATTCTTTTGCGTAAATCTAGCTTTATTCACATTCCAAAATGTGGTGGGTCTATAGTACAAAATTTTTTGTTCAGGTTAAAGCTTGGGTTAAAGAGATATACTGAACCACAGAATGGTCATTTATTTTTGCACCAGATGGTAGAAAGTGAAAACATATATAATTTTTGTTTCGTGAGACATCCTTACACTTGGTGGCCATCCTTTTGGCAATGGAGTAAAAAAGATAGATTTAGTTTCATGGAAAGAGAATGTCCAGATTTTGATACTTGGATAAATGATTATGGCCCTTTTTGGATGGGACATTATTCTAAACTTGTGTCGAGGTATATAGGCGATGATCCAATATATAGTTCAAATGTAAAAATGAATTTTATTGGAAAAACGGAAAATCTTTTTTCTGACCTTCATATCGCATTAACAAACGCCCAAGAAAAATTTTCGGATGATGATTTTAAGTTTCTGGTGGATAATGTAAACAAAGACCAGAGGTTGATACATAGTCAAAACCGACAAGAATACAACAGAAGTATATCCGATAAATCTAAAGAAATAATATATAAAACCGAAAAGTATATGTTTGATAAATTTAATTATGAACCCTAAAAATCTTTTTATATTCGCAGTTGAATATGTTCGCAATCTTGGAGGAAATGGTCGTGGAGTTGTTATTGTAAGAAAAACTCCGTTGGAGCAGATTACTAAGTTGTTTGATGAGTTCCTACTAGAACCAGAAATAGCCAAGTTTGTAAAATACAAGAAAGTAACATCCGAAGAACATCCAAATATGGTGATATATCGAGTTGAAGGAACCGAAGAACATATAATATTTGGAGTTAGTGAAGAAGGTTGGAAAGGTGATTATGGATTGACACATACCGATTTGGTAGTTAGTGTATATTAAAATTTTATGAAAAAAGTATCTATTACAAAACTAGAAAGCAAGGCAATAATTCCCACACGAGGAAGTACTGGAGCAGCGGGGTATGACCTGTACACTACAGAGTTTTATGTATTGAAACCTGGTGAAAGAAAATTGTTCAAGACAGGATTATCTATGTCTATTCCATCTGGGATGTATGGTAGAATCGCACCAAGAAGCGGTCTGGCATACAAAAAGGGTATAGATGTTATGGCAGGTGTAATCGATGAAGATTATCGTGGAGAAATTGGAGTCATTCTTATCAACCTCGGTCAAGAAGATGTCAATGTAATTATTGGAGATAAGATTGCTCAAATTATATTTGAGTTTTATAACCCCGTTGATTTTGTTGAAACAAATAATTTGGATAATACTCAGCGAGGCGGAGGCGGATTTGGGTCAACAGATATACTATCCAAACCGGAATTTAAAAAATTTACGCTAAAAAAAGCAACAACCGTTAAAAAGTTTTTTGCGGAAAATAAAACCGGAGAACTCAACATGGAAAAAGTTGAAGTTTATATGGGAAATTTTCATGGTGAAATATATGAGTATGAAGAAAGTGGAATGAAAGGACTTTGTGTTGTAGATGATTCTGGTACAGTTCATCCTTATTCCAAAACTTTGATTGTAAAACTATAATTTATAGTTAATTGTTTTATTTTTTACCTTATATTTATATTTGTAAAGTTTATTGCAGAATAACATGAGCAAAAATAATTATAGATACAAAGAAGATTATTCAAATATTGACGTAGAAGAACTCGACGAAATTGAAACTGAAAAGTTTGAAAAATTTCGTCCCAAGAAAAAAGGCAAGAACAAGCCTAAACAAAAAGACGCTCATCAAGAAGACGATGAGCGTTGATGATAAATGTGTAGATTATCTTGAATTGTTCCGCGATGCTAAGTATCTGGAACTGTCTCAAAAACTAGAAAAAGAAAACGCCGCTGTTGTAGCGGCGTTTTGTTATTATTTGAGCAAGTATGAAGGAGTAAATCACTTGGATTTTCTCCGCAAGTTGCTTTAGTGTTTGTGGTAGATAATACCCCAATCGGCGAGGCGAATGTCTCCACCGGCATATGACATACTGCTTTGTAGGCTCTCAGTCATTTCCTTGAGTTTCTGTTCGTATGTAACTCCATTACATTCGAGCGTAACCAATCTTCCCTCGACGTGAGTATTTGATCCCTTGTTGATGGCAGAAGCGGAGCCGTAATACTGCTTATACTTTTTCTTGGCAAGCATTTCATCCAGACTTTGTTCAAGAACTCCTTTTGGACTGACCTTCATTGTTTCTTTTAGTTCGTTCATTCTTACGACCTTCTGGATGGTTTCGGCGGGAGAGTCAACACAAGCAGCGAACACGCTGCCTACCATAACCATCTGACCGCCAGCACGAATAGCCTTGGCAATATCTCCATTCATTCTAATTCCACCATCAGCGACCAATGGCTTTCTGGCAGCAGCAGAACATTCTAGCATACAAGTGAACATAGGCATACCAAATCCGGTCTGACCATATGTTGTGCAGGCATCGCCTTGAGCAATACCAACCTTCACGCTGTCCGCTCCCCAGTTTTCAAGATCAACAACCGCTGCGGATGTTGCCACATTTCCAGCGATAATAAAAGGCTTTTCAACTGAACAAATGCTGCTGCGATACATACGCACAATATAAGCAAGCATCTCTCTCATTCTAATGCTGTGTGCGTGAGCAATATCAATGGTGATATAATCAATACGAAGATTCTTTTTGATGCAATGCTCAACCAGATCCATATCTTCCTGCTTTACGCCAAGACTGATGCTGATGTTCTTCCAGTTCTCTTCATTGGCTTTTTCAATGAAGTTGATATTATCAGTATTAGGAGTGTCGTGATGGCTGATATTGAAGCGATGCATCACATAAAAATAGTCATTTTCACTCATCCATTTTGCCGTCTTGGCATCAATGGTGCATTTCATATTAGCGGGAGTAACAGGCAACTTGAACTTCTTTGGTCCAAATTCTACAGAAACATCTGCTTCTGAGCGAGAATGATACTTTGAGTATTGCGGCTTTAGAAAAACGTCCTGATATGATAGATATTGTGATTTTTGCATAATTTATTTTACGTCACCTATTTTAGGGGCACCTAAAAAAGTGTCAATTTATATAAAGTGGTATATATTTATTATTATGAATGCTAAGTTAGTAATAGTCAAAGGATGCCCTAAAATAGACGAAGATAGTCAACGTCTTATTGCCAAGTATGTAAAATATGCTGTTGAGCAACTTGGATTGGATGATACGCCTATTACTATCAGATTACTTGGACCAAATCCAAACGAACCTATTACTACTGGGGCATATAGTCCAAAAGATAAAACAGTAAGTAGTATAGCGGGCGGGCGACATCTTGTAGATTATTGTAGAACGATTGCTCACGAACTAACTCATATGAAGCAGGACATCAATGGCGAACTAGATGAACCATATCCTGAAATCGGTGGGCCAATAGAAGATGAAGCAAATACTATGAGTGGCAGAATCACCAAACATTTTGTAAAAAATATATTGACTCCAGAAGAAAAGCAGAAGTTGGGCCTTGGCAGTTATAGATGATAAAAAAACTAAAACACGCAATCCAAAATGTTGCGGCGATGGTGTTCATAATATGGATAGTATTGGTTATGTTGGATATGTTCTTTTGATATATAAAAAGACATATTACATGTTCTGGTTTATATTTATATAAGACCATATATATGAATGAATCTTGGCCAATGCTAAATACATCTATGCTTAGACCAACTGGTAAAGCAAAGGACGAAGTATCTTTATCAGATATTACAAATATGCTGAAGAATCGTTCATCTGAACCAGCCACTATGGAATATAATCCTGAAGATGTAAAGGAACTGGAAAAATTTTGTAATGAACACGGCATTCTTGGCGTGAATTTTGGCAAGATGAATCCAAGAGCAGCACTCAATATGCTGAAAGGAAAAATGGGAGTGCGTAATGAGCCAACAATCAAAAAAGGAATGCTTTATGGATGATACTGAAAACACAATAAAAGTTGGCGACTACGTTGAAATCAATACGCCGGATGATTTGGATTGGCACCAAAGAACAGGTAAGGTAGTACAGATAAATGGTGAAAACTGCTTGGTGAAACTTGATGATACAAACGACGGCTTGATGGTACGAATACAAGACTTGAAACCGACCGAACCGGATATATCATTGATAGAATATTACGTTGGTCAATCTGCTGGATATGGCGGCGGAGCAATGGCTGGAGGTGCTGTAGCACCAACAAACTGGGCAGGCACGTTCTCAAGCAATCAAACATCACGCCGCCTAAAAGATTATCCAGCAAGCCGTAGATACACATATATGCAGGGCAATACCGTGATTGGTAGTTCATTATATGATACAATCACTCAAGATGACCTGAAGGATGACAGATTTGATTCAGATGAAATAATGGCAGGACTACGTTGGGAAATGAAACATATGGAATATCCAAGCAAGGATGTTGCCCGCCCAATCGTAATCAAAAATCTACAAACCAATCCCAAGTATTATAGCGACTTGGATATGTATTTTAAATCAGACAAACAAGGAAAAATTATGGAAAACGTTGACCCTAAAGAACTAGAAATGGGTATGGCAGTTGAAAAAGAACATACTCAAGATGAAGCACTAGCAAAGAAGATTGCCATGGATCATTTGGCAGAAGATCCAAAGTACTATAGCAAACTCAAGGCTGCTGGTCTTGAAGAATGTGGTGATATGGATACTCCTACGGTCGCTGTAGTAACTCTTGCTGCTCCGGTTGGACCAGAAGTAGATGCTCAAAAGCCTCTCAAGAGTTCTGGTCTTGGAGCCGGTGCTCCTGCTCCGTTGAAGTCAACACACCTAACTGCACCAGAAACAAAGGTAGTCAATGACAAGAACACGGTGGTATATGGGAAAACACCAACCATCACTGGTCCAGCAGATCCACTAAACCACTTCGCAAGTCAAATCCAAGCAGGTATTCACGAAAAATGGTAAACTATGATCCAATCGACCATTATTGCTTTCTTATACAGGAAGCAATAAACGAGGGAGGTTCAAATATAAAAGAACCTCGTGCCGGTATTACTAGCGATATGTCTGGTCGCTGGACAATAAAAGCATTTGATACTGATACGCATAATAAAAAAGAAACTCCTCCGATGAAAGAGGAAGATGTTATAGAATAATATGAAAACAACGGTTTTATTGTTTGCGATGCTATTGATGCTGACTGGTTGCCAATCTTACGTGGCAATGACGCAGAAAGATCTGGAAGATAAATATGTCAAAAAAGCACAAGCAGAGTCGCAACTAAAAGAACTAAAAGACAAATACAACAAGGATTTGATTGAAGTTCAAGAACGTATATCATCCGCAAAAGACAGCGTTATAATCGCTCAAGAAAAACAGATACAGAGTGCGGCAAACTCGTTATATTCTATAAATCAAGCATATGCTTTTTTTCCAAAGCTTGGTGCACTTGAGTATTCAAAGCGTGAAACTGGACTTGGCTTTGCTGCTCTTGGTAAATCTCCAACCATCGACGAAATATTGAATGGTCCAAAAAAACTACAAGAATATATTGATGCTTTTGATAAAGATAACAAGGATGAAATAAAGCGTCTACAAGAAGAAAACAAAAAGTTGTTGGCGGAAAAAGGAGTGCTGGTAAAAACTACAGAAGAAGCAAAGCAAGAAGTAAAACAACTTCAAGTACAAAAAGAAGAAATCAAAGAAACTGCCGCTAAACAAATAACAGTAGCACAGGAAAAAGTGAATCAAGCAAACAGCGAAGCACTTGCTTCATCCGCCGCCGCTATTGCTGCTGAAAAAGAAAGACGCGAAAGTGCCGAAAAACTTGAAAAGACTAAACGCGAGATAATGATATGGTGTGGCATAGGAGCAGCAATAGCAATGGCGGGTGCGGTATATTCTCCGGTTGGCAAGGGTGGATTGGCAGTTATATCATTTGTGTTGGCATTTGTAGCCGTGGCAATAATGTATATTCAACCTTGGATGGTATTGACCGTTGGATTGGTTGGAGCCGCCGCTGCTATTGGTTTTGTATTATACAAACATAACATTGCTGAAACAAGTAATGATAATATGGTAAACGCCATACAAGATCTCAAGGAAACTTCCGGCGAAACATATGGTCAGGTAAAAAAGAGTCTGCAAGAATGGAATACAAAATACAAGACCAACAAGAGTGGAGAAGTTGTTGAAGTAGCAGACAAGACCATTGAGAAGTATATAGATCAAAAACTTGCTGAATACGGCAGGCTAACAACCAAAAAGAAGTAATCAACTTCTTGGCATTCTATACATCGTTGTGGCAAAAGGCATACTAAATGTATAATCCATACGTTTGCCTTTGTTTATTATAAATCCAAACTTCTTATAAAAATCCATCAACTTTTTTGGTGAAATATTGTCATCATCCGGTTCCGGTATTAGAACAATAGGCAAGTTTTCAGCATCTGCGAACTTAGTTATACTATTCATTACTTTTGTGCCCACTCCAGTTCCTCTGTGCTCTTCTTTTACATAAAGGTCGCTAAGAAACAAACTGCCATTACTACGATCATAATACATTCCTACTTTATCCAACTCTGGGTATGATGATTGCAGTGTGCGTTCAAATGCCGCCACTTTATTTTCTATATCACCACCTTGTTGTTCTAGTATTTTCTTTAGTAAAGCCATGTATATAAATATATGTTGACAAACACATTATCAACGTTCATTATGCTTTCAAGCTTATACTTATATATACAACCATATATATCACACTATGTACACCGGACAAATCTATTATCAAAACAATCCTATCACTGTTCAGCAGGCTGTTGATCTCAATCTAATAGATGTTGACGCGGATGGTAATATTTGGCTCAAGAACGACGTTACGCATCTTGTTAGGATCACGGGCGATTTGAGGTTAGGCTAAAAACAACTTATACAAAGGTCATATGTCAAAATATTATATCGTAGATAGTACCGTCAAACAGAACGGCAAAAATCCAGTAATGCTATTTGAAAGCATACCTGGCGTTATTAAACATTTAGAAGTAATGTGCCAGCGTCAGTTTAAGCACACTCGTGCTCAATATATGAACAATGCAGAAAGTGTTGGTCATTCTGCCGACGAACCTACTGGCAGAGCATTTTACGAAATGATGGAACAATATTTCAATATTGGCGTTATTCGCAAGGACTCTAGTCCTGTAAAATGCAATATCTTTGAAGCGGACAGATTTATTCGCAGCAAAGACGTTCATGGGAACTGACAAAAAACTATTCATCAACTGGTCAGAACCCAACAAGACATACACCAAGTATGGTCAAAAGTGGGTTCGCTGGTGGGTTATACCTCAAGATTATCTTGAGGGGTTTTTTGTATTTTGGAACAATAATAAAGTAAAGTTGAAGGCACAGGGATATAGCATCGGAAAAAACAAACTCAATCAATGGGCATTATATGAATGGCAGACTTATAAGTCAGATTTTCGTCAGGATTTTGGGCAAGATAATCCTGCTAAGAAGATTGATATTCCTACACAGAGCAATCTTGAAGATTATCAGGTTAAGCAGACGACGGGGCTAAGAGAGTTTCAAATTCCCATCGTAGGCAAGTTGTGTG